CCCAAAAAACAAATAGAGGATTGTAAAGGTCATTTACCCATACAGAAATGCCTGGATATTCTTTTGTGAATGCGATGGCAACAGATCCTCCGCCAATAAAAGGTTCCCTATAATCTGTGATCTGTTTAGGGAACTTAGGCAAAAGAAATTTAGTTGCTCGACTTTTTCCACCTGGATAACGTAAAGGTGTTTTTAAGTTTTTCATACAATAATTTTCTTTTCTAGTGGAGTTACAATTGTAGAAAAATATATATATTGTTCAACAACTTGAGGTGCAGGTTTAGTTACATAAACAATAAAATGTTTAAATACTTCTAGTGATTCTTCCTGCGGATCCATAACTGGAGACCAAGGAGCAAATCCAAGTTGTTGATTTTGGGTCGGAACCACCACAATAGCATTTCTAATTTTAATTGCATCTTCCACTTCTTCAATAACAGTGGCAATTACATCCTCACCAGAGGACATACGAATGAGTTTTATGGTCATAAGAAATTACACTCACACATGATTTCAGTTAAAGCGGCAAGAAGATTTACTTCTTGGTCAGCCACGAACGCACTTTGATATTGATACTTAGCAATAATAAGAACGGCGGCAGGGATAGTGGTGGGTGAAAGACAACCATAAGCAGCGTCATAAATCCTTCGAAGTATGAGACTAGGATCGTTATCAAGGTTGGAGACCACCCACTTACGAACCTCAGTAAAGTTCTTTTCAGAGAGATATTTAACGAGGTCATTGATCCTTATATCAGATACTTGAGATAAAATTCCACTGTCAATCTTACCACTAGAAGAATACCGTTGCAACTCATTAAGAGTACGACGCCAATCAGGGAAATGTTTGTTGATTACTTCTGCAACAACTTTCGGATCGTATTCGATATTTTCCTCCGTAAGTACAGACCTGACACGGTTGAAAAACTCTGCTGCGATGATTGGTTTTTCCTTTCCTGGGATACTGAAGTCGATGACTGAGCATCGAGAATGGAGGGGTTCAATGATTTTGTTTTTGAAGTTTGCTGTGAAGATAAATCGACAGTTGCTATAAAACGCCTCAATATTCGCCCGTAGAAGGAGTTGTACATCATTGGTTGTGTTATCTGCCTCATCGATGATGATAACTTTGTGTTTACCAGTTGCTTGAAGTGATACGGTCGAAGCGAAATTTTTTGCTTGGTTCCGTACCGTGTCCAGAAATCGTCCTTCGTCAGATCCATTAATGACATAATAATCTACTCCTAATTGATTACAAATTGCTTTTGCTACAGTTGTTTTACCAATACCAGGAGGTCCAGAAAGAAGAAGATTTGGAATCTCTCCCTTTTTCACGAACTCCTTAAAGGTTTGTTTAATATTTAGTGGAAGAATGCAGTCATCAATCTTACGAGGACGATACTTTTCAACCCAAAGAAAATGGTCTTTCATAATAAATCCTCCACTTTAATCATCACTTTGAAATATTAGGCTCTAGAGCAATCCAATATTTCAAATTGCAAGTTGTTGACCTAAACAGTGCAACTTTACTTGAATGAATTGACACTTGATATGTTTGATTCGGCATCAGTTTAAGATTCTCCATCTTAAAACAATAACAAAACTCACTATCCGCAGAACCTAATTCAATAGAATATACATTAGAAGTATCATTCTTTCTATCTGCCACACAGAAGCTTAAATCACCATCATAACCAAATAAACAGAGATCGGGAACACCATAGGTCGAAGATGCTCGTTGCAATCGGGAAAGATTTTCCCATGACAGTTCAAATTGAACATCTGCATCGGGCACTTCTAGTTCCTTATCAGGGGCACTTACAATCAAGTCGGGATCAGAATAATAGATTTTACTGCATGACTTTGTGGCAGAATCTTTAATCACCAAACAATTTTCATTATTGAAATCAAGTTCGGGACTCTGACACAAACCAAGGGCACCAATAAAAATAGAAAGATCGTAAATAGAAACTTGTTTAGGAAACTTTTCTTCAATTTCAAATCGAGCCATGATGTTCTTATTTACTGAAAGAGTAGAAAGAACATTACCAGGACGAATATTAATTGATTTATTGATGGACAAAAAGTTTTTTAGTGCATCAATAGTGGTTGTGCTAATTGAAATGCTCATACAGATTTAAACTCTTCAAGACCGTTATTCGTACGATTATAATGTTTATCAAAGTGAAGCAGTAGCATAGCATAATGAATCACTTTAAGCAAGTCACGTTTGTTATGACCATCTTTATCACCATATCGACTACCATATTTGAGAATATTTGCTTGGCAGAAATCTGGTGCCAAGTTTTTTGCTGCCATCAAATCAATAGTTTGAATGTCCTTGTAGGCATCATTATGCCCACAGTAGTGACTACCATAGGTGCTCACAACATAATCCTCAATATCTTTGAGAATTTTGTCTTCATTGTATTTCCATTGCATAATTAATTTCTCCAGAAAAAGAAGAAGGGAGGTTTACACCTCCCTTCAGTATATCAGAAAGGGGCGGATTCGTCAACAGGAATATCAACTTTATCATCCACCTTTGAATAAAGTTCAATAAAGGATTGTTTGGTTTCAGTATCAAAACGGTTTACACACACTTCGATTGCCTTATCACGTTTACCAAAGATCTTGTAAGCATTGGCAATATGAACCAAACGACGGGTGCTAATGATTTCATCCACACCACCATCATAGAAGGTCTTACGGATTACTTGTGCCCAACGCACTAGTTTCTCAGCAAAGTCAAGATCCTGATCATCCATAGCAGCAGAGACAATCTTCACTTCCGTTTTCTCTGTGGGGTATTCCTGTTCAAAAGTGATCGGGAAACGTTCAAGGAATGCTTCATTGAGTATATTTGTACCGATAAACCTTCCGTCATCGGAACCCTTTCCTTTAGTATTAGCAGTAGCAACAACAGTGAAGCCAGCAGCGGGACGGACATACTTACCGATCTTTTTCAGGAAAACACCTTTGCCTTCAAGAATACTTTGCAAACAAAGAATCTTGTTGGATGCAAGGTCGATTTCATCGAGAAGCAATACGGCACCTCGTTCAAGTGCTTCAACCACAGGACCGTTGTGCCAAGAAGTATTGCCGTCCACAAGACGAAACCCACCAATGAGATCATCTTCGTCGGTTTCGATTGTAATATTAACACGGATCATCTCCCTTTTAAGTTGGGCACATGCTTGCTCTACACCAAAAGTTTTACCATTACCAGACATACCAGTAATGAACACCGGATAAAATTTCTTCGACTGAATCACTTTCTTCAGATCAGAAAAGTTCCCGAAAGGGACAAAACTAGGATCTTTCTGGGGAATAAAGGACATTTGTTCCTCATCGGGAACAACATCAGCATGAGTATAAATATGCTCCAATTTTTCAATCTCCTCTTCAAGAATCCAAGTTCCACGGCCAGTTTTAAAGTTCTTTAGTTTATTCGTAATCGTTTGATAGGATGTACCGATCTCATCCGCATACTCTTTGAGTTGTGCAGAGGTAACAGTCTTACCAAAACGTTGTTGCAGGTTAGTGATTTCCATGGGTTTTGTCATGATGTAGGTGAGGGTGTGTTCCCGATGACATTAGTAGTATAAGGCATCAGGGGTCTGAGGTCAAGCAATTTGACCCACGAACTTCGATAAGATTATCTTATTGATCATCTTATCACTCATATGTTTTTTAAATGCATTGGTTAATTGTGCCCTGGAAGAAGGATCTTTCACTGGAATAATTTCAATTTCTTCTTCAGAATCAGGATTCCAAAAATGGTATGAATGTGAATTCTTAGGAAGGGAAAGTAGATAGAGTTCTTTAAATCCACAATTAGAAATCGCAACACACTTATTCTTCTCCCATTGCTTCTCAAATTTAGCAGGATCGATATCAATACTACGGCACATACTACGTACTTCAGATTTACCACAAAGACGAAATCCGAGAAGATTGTAATCAACAATATTAGAAAGATAATCCACAAACTCATTAGTCATCGAATATGCAGAAATGTTTATCTTACGGGAATACCGAGTTTTTGGATCACGAAGAATACACACACGATCACTACGAATAGGTTGAGGATGTACAGCACCCAGACATTTAATAAAAGTATCATATGAAGGATGGCAAGCTTCACCGTCAGAGAGATAAACCACATTAACTTTCTGGACCATTTCTTCACTTTTAAATTTATCGACAACCTGAGGGGTAATCAGGATAGTTTCTACTAGAGGGGTGCCAGCCAAAGAGATATGGTTATAATAACCATGAGCTTTACGAAATCCTTCACAATTTACATAGAAGTTTTCCATCATTGTATCAAAAGTCTGAGCATTCATCTTGGAAGAGAAAAACTCTAGCAAACGAAAACATTTATCAATATGCAAATTATTCTGTTTGTTTATGGTAGGAACACCAGGGAAAATGTACTCATTAGTATAACAATCTGAGAAACCATACACACGGAACGGAATAGAAACTTTCTTACAGAACCAAATCAGATCATACAGTTGCTTAATCGTATTCACCATGCTATTCCCCATTGAACCAGACCAATCAAGAAAGAACACGAGTCCATGATTCTTACCATCGGGAATAGTGGTCACTTTTTTGAAAACATCATCACTGAATTTGTAAGTGTGAAGACGTGCAGTATCAAGAACACCGGTGCGAGAAGTTGATGCACGGGAATACTGATCTGCTGCTTTCTTACATTCAAACTCCTTGACCAGATAATTAACAGATTTTATACTTTCTTTCTTGTACTCACGATAAGATTTTACACATTGCATACGTAGTTCTTGAAATCCAGGAAAACCTTTGACTGAATTACCGTCTTTAGACACATATTGAATAAGACCTTGATTGATTTCGGTAAAAGGTACAATAACATTATTTAAATTAACTTGAGGAATATTAATATAGATATAATCTTCGGCAGTTTTATCAACAAGAGATTTCTGTTTATTAGCAAGAGATTGATAGGTCTCAGATTTTAGTTCATCAATATGATTATCCTTGTCACCTTTTAGACCATTGGCAGTTTCAGCGATAGGTTTTTTCTCTTCACCTTCACCTTCACTATCATGGGATTGACCCCCAGCAGGCAAATTTTCCTCACTCTGCTTCTGAGTCTGCTCCTGAGTCTGCTCCTGAGTCTGCTCCTGAGTCTGCCCCGTTGCAGGGCTAGGTTGAACAGATTCATTTGCAGGAACTTCAGTCTTTTCTTGTTGCTTTTGCTTCAGCATTTCAACCAGTTCCCGACAGAGTTGAACTACATCCTCAAAAGATTCAGTATCAGCAGCACGATTGACCCACTGCAGTTCATCACGTTCGAAATGAACAAGAGTACGATTACCGATCACACCAACCTTGAAGTGAATATTAATACGGTCGATCAAAGACATCTTGGAAATATCTTTACCCTCTAGATCAAAAAAGTTCTTATTATCGAGTTCGGTATAACCGAAAAAGAAGGATTTAGCTAAACCAGGATACTGACGTTTCATCAGTTTCTCCACACGAACGTCCTCAATCACGTTCAGAACGTCCTTTGGCACCTGCAAAAGGTAGTCTGCATAGTCCAGAGGGGTATAGAGAGCATGACCAACTTCATGACCCACCAGCATGTCATAGACCCTGCTACTCACGTTTTTCCAAATCGGCAAACACAGGATACGGTTTTGAACATCAAAGTAGGCAGTCTCTACAGCACGGTGCTCAATGTTTAGGTTTTCGGTTGCGAGCAGTTTGGCAAGAGTGCCTTTGACTTCGGTGTTGATCATCGGATTTCGTTTCGTATGTACCTAATGTAGGGCATAGCAAAGCAAAGGTCAAGGGGGTGATTGATAAGGATTACTTATAGATATGGAGAATAGAGGACTCGAACCCCTGACCTCTGCGGTGCGATCGCAGCGCTCTACCAACTGAGCTAATTCCCCCAAATATTTAGGATTCTTCAACAATTTTGCTGAAGTCGGATATCTTATCAAATCGAATGTTTTTTTCAAATTTATCGATAAGAATTTCCCCCTTATGGGAAATTACGAACGTATTCGTAGAACAATCTAGATTCTTAAGAATTTTCATTAATTCTTCAGTTCCCGAAGTATCCAAGGAACTGTCAAATACTTCATCTAGAATTAAAAGATTAGTACTAACGCTACTCTTCATTCTAGCAATCTCCCTCCAAGTGAAAAGAAGAGCCAAATCAATCTTTTGTTTTTCCCCTTCCGAAAACGATGCGTATGAAAACTCATCACGATAGCGAGACTTAATGATCTCATTGAACTCTTCATCTAAAGTAAAATTGACATAGAAATCCATGCTTGTTAAGTACTTATTAATAAGTTTGTTGATGACAGGGATATACTTCTTAATGATCTGAGATTTGATTCCCCTATCCTTAAGAAGATTTGTAATCACTTCATACTCATTTTTTTGTCTAGATACTTCGGCACACTTAATTTCTATCTGAGAAAATTCTTCTTTATAGACTTCCAACTTACCTTGCATCTTTGCGATATCTGGCGATTCACTTAGTCGTTGAATCTCAGAATTAATCTTAGCAAGATTTTTTTCATTACGAGCAATCAAACTATTCTGATGTTGAATTTCCGTATAATTCTTTTTCAGAAGATCTTTGTAATCCAACATCTTAGTGTACTTCTTGTCTAAGGTAATATGCCGAGACTTTAGTTTAAGTAGAGCCTGCTCATATTCCTCAGTTATAGTAACTAAATCGGAAATTTTCCGATCTTTGAATGTTTTTTCAATAACCTGAGTACAAGTCGGACAGGTATCATTTCCCTTGAAGAAATGAAGTTCTTTACACGCAGCAGAATTGTTATGTTGAATTTTATATTTTAAATCATTGATATTTTTAATCTTATCAGAAACATCATCGAATTCAGTAATAGAAGTATGAATATCAGTATTTTCTTCTTCAAGTAGATTGATATATTTTTGAATCTCAAAAATATCTTCTTCTAGAGTAACAATTTCTTTGAGCTTGAATTGAATCTCACCCTCATTCGACATTTGCGAATTGCGAATATACTCTTCCTGCATCTTAAGTTTATCTTCTGCAGACTTAAGTTCATATCCACATTCTCGTTGTTGTTCTTGAACTTGACGAAGCCTATCCTTCAGAAGGATATTCATCGTAGAAAAGATTTGAATATCAAGAATATCTTCAATAACTTCTCTACGATATGCAGAAGTTAGCTGCATGAACGGAACAAAAGTAGATGATCCGAGAATAACAACTTGAGTGAAAGATTTGAAGTTCATTTTGAGAACTTGTTGCTCCAACCACTTTTGTTGATCTGTAGTTTCAGATACCTGATCTATAAAAACATCATTCATGTAGATTTCAAACTTATTTGGTTTGATTCCACGATGTACTCTCCATACTACATTACCAATCGTAAATTTAATTTCAACCACACAATCTTTTTCATTAATACTATTAACGAGCTGAGGTTTATTAATTTTACGAAATGGTTTGTTGAATAAAACAAAACAAATAGCATCAAGAAGAGTTGATTTTCCAGCACCATTTGATCCCTGAATAAGGGTAGATCGATTTGTATCCAGTTCTAATTCTGTAAATTGATTTCCAGTAGAAAGAAAATTTTTCCAACGAATAGTATTAAATGTGATCATACAGGTGGAATTACAATGTCATTAGGTTCAACATAGCAGTAATTGTAACCATACACAGAACAGTTCTGCGTAATGGTTTCTTCATCAACTTGGGTTACTTCTAGTGTATCATCAAAATCTTCTGCTTGCAAGAGTCCATGATATCTAATCGCATCATCTTCTTCTTCAAAAATAGTTACGGTTCGCAATCCGTCTTTATTTTTAACGGCATACACACCACCATGTTTTTTTGAAATAAGAATGTACATTACACCTCACAAGCTTCTAGATAGAGTGATCGAACTGTTGATTTAATTGAGTCCTTATTAAAAGAAGTATCTACTTCATCTATGTATTTGTCTAGAAGAGTCATGGTATCTTCGGTTTCTACATCATCTCGAATATCATCAAGTTCCAATCTAAGATCTTCGATAATTTTTAAATCTGCTACGCCTGCATCATATAGAATTTTGATGAGTTTGTCAAACTTTAATTGATTCTGCTTATCCTCAACAATTACTTTGACATATTTCCCAGCATATCCAGTTACATCATTCCACTCTGTTTCATCTCTATAGTAAATTTTTTCAAACATCGTATAAGGATTTTTATAAAATTTTAGATCTAAAGTTTCAGTATCTAAAATATGAAATCCCCTAGCTGATTGATAATCGTTCCAATATAACTCGTATGGATTTCCAAGGTAATAAATATTACCCTTTGTTGACTTGGTATGAAAGTGTCCTGATAAAACTTTTTTAAATTTATTAAATGGTTCTGAAGATATTCCATGTTCCATTATAATGCCATGGACAGTCTCAAAACCATTAAACTCAAGATGGCCCACACAGAGAGATGCCGTAGATTGTTCCAGAAGTTCGTAAACTCGGGATCGATTGTCATCACATATCCAAGGGATGCCAAATACAGACAAAGAACCAAGAAAGAATTCACCAGGGTCATCCATAACCGAAATGTTGTCATACTCTCCCAACAAGAGAGATGGGGCATTAACTCTAAGAGTGTTTTTATAGTAGATGTCATGATTGCCTACCAGCATGATCATTTTGACACCCATCTTTTCCAATGGGTCAAACCACATTTCTTTCGCTGCCTCTAGTGAATTAAAGTTCACTGATTTACGACGATCAAAAGTATCTCCTAAACAAAGAACATGTTTAATTTTATACTTTTTGATAAATGGAATGACTACATTATTATAGAATTTTTTGTAGTAATCAATATATATCATTGAATCATTACGAACACCGAAGTGTTGATCGGTAATAAGAAGTACTTTCATAATCAATAACGATAAGTGTATTCGATGTTAGATTTAATTTGATTATAAGAATTATTAAAATCTTCACCATCAGAAGTGAATACTTCCTCATAACCGGATTTTTCAATCAATTTATCTTTGATATCCATTTGACGTTTTTCTTTTGCAATTCTACGAAGAAAAGCATAATAAACAATCTGAGTGAAATATGCAAATGGATTATTTGACTTTTCTGGATCAAAATTATCTACATATTGAATGCAATTTTCTATACCATCGCAAATCATATCATCCCTATACATATAATTAATAAAATTTGGACGATAAGATAGATGAGTAGCAATTTTTAAAAAGCACTCGCCAATGTAATTATTAACTCTGGGTTTTGATATCCCTTCATTTTTTGCCTCGGCAACACTTTTCCTATATTCCATAAGAGCACGTAGGAACTTTTTATTATCTAAGTAGTGTTGTTTCTTTTTTTGTATCATTCCATGTAGAATACATTAAGTGATTGAAGTATATCTAATGTTTTAATTATTGTCAAGCCATAACAAACTTGACAACAGTTCCATTTGTGTGTATAATAACTCTGTAAGGGTTCAAAGATTTTATTTAAAGCCATTTATAAATTTTTTCTAGTTTTTTTCTTGCTTCATCAACTGTTGAAAGATATCCCATGTTTGTATCTAACTCTACTTCACTTTCTTTAATAGCATCTTCAATGGTTTTATCTTGATTTGTTTTTTTAATAAACAATTCATACATATGAACCATTTCAGTATTCAATCCTCCAATACTAATAATATCTTTTTCATTCAAAATAAAAAAATCTTCATCTGAAAATTGCATCCATTTAGTCATGGATAATCCTTTCACAGTTGTTTTACCACTCAATCTTGAAACTACTTGAATTATAACGGGATTACACATGAATACTTGTGTTTCTCCATCATCTTCTACTGCAAAACCTTTGGCAATTATTTCTTCACCAGAAATTAGTTTTACAATAAAATGAAACTCTTCATCGTGTCGAATGTATTTAATCATAAGACTCTTTTAAACGTATTTCTATGATTTCATAATCAAATTTTTCTTCATTGTATATTTTAACTCTTTCAACTAAATGATTCAATGTGAAATTTTTCAGATTGTTGTTTGATATATCATCAGCAATATCATAAAGAGTTGCTTGATTTTTATTCTCTCCCTTTCTGAGAATACGGCCTATGGATTGAAGATTACGAACACGCGATTTAGAAGGTGATGCAAAAATAACGTTATGAAGATTACGAATATTGATTCCAGTAGAAAAAGTTCCATAACTAGCAACAATAATAGCATCTTTTTCTTGTTCACAAATTTGACGAGTTTTTTCTCTTTCTTCAGTATCTACTCCACCATGAATAAAGAATACTCTTCTAGTATCACCGACCTTACTATTTATGAGGTCATAAAGTATCTCCCCATGTTTTTCGACATAAGAGAAGAGTACTAGCGTGTTTCCATCAAGATCTTTACACAAATTACGAATTAATTTATTCCTTCCTGGATGAGAAATAATATAATCAATTTCTTCTTGATAAGATTCAAATCGAATAAATTTGTGTTTCAATAAAAGAACTTTAATTTTTAATTTACTTAAATGACCTTCCTTTATCAGATCATTTGTTTTAGTTACTTGATTACACTTACCAAAAATACCTTCCAGAACTAACTTGTTTGTGTAGCTTCCATCCAGAGTTCCTGTGAATCCAATACGGTATTTACAATCATGCAACTTAGTCATGATTCCAGTCAAAGACTTTGCTTTTGCTAAGTGTGCTTCATCAACGATAACAACATCAAATTTACTGAACCACTTCTTATTCTCTTTGTAGATTGACTGCCAAGTAGTAATTACAACATCCGAATCAATATCATATTTCTCTTTACCTGCATAGATTTTATGACAATAAGCGGAAGAATTCCAACCATAATCTTCAAAATCCTTATACATTTGTTCTACCAGTGATGTTGTAGGAACAACCAAAAGAATTTTCCTACTAGCATTTACATGGTATCGAATGATCGAATAGATCATCAAAGACTTACCTGATGCTGTTGGTGAAAGAAGCAATCTTCGATTATATTTAAGTGCCTCGTAAATTGCTTTGTATTGATAGTCTCTTACCTTATGTGGCATACTAAGGGACCTTACAAAACCAACTACACCTTCAGGAGAAACTAAATCATTTATTTCATTTGGATGTCCATAAAATTTACATTCTGAATGTTCATAAGTATATCCTCTTTCATTACACCATTCTTCAAGATACTCTACAAGACCACAATATATCTCTCCTGTTCCTGGGGAGTATAATCTAATTTTACCATCCCAAAATTTATTTTTAAACTGGGGCATGTATTTTGCGTTTGGAATATCGAAAGTAAAATATTCTGCTAATTCAACATTAATGTGCGGCTCTGCTTCAATTTTTAGATAAACTTCGTTCTTCTTACGAATCTTAAGATCCATTAATAATTACACTCCCGATTTAAATCTCTCCCATTCGATTGCATTTTTAATTTGATAAGAACGATTACTTATCATTTTTAAAATGCTATCAAGATAAGTGAGTATCTGATCTATGTAGTCCAGTTTGTACTGTGCCTTTTGAACATCTTCATCGGCATCCAAAAACATTTCAACCTCATCCTTGGTAGTAAGTTTGAGATCAAATGGTATTTCTTTATAAAGTTCTTTGGGTGCTTTACCCTTGTAATATTTCCACTTATCACGAATAAGTATTTTCAGTTTGTATTCATTTTCCTTCTTCATTAGTACGAAGGTGTTGTACAATTCAAAGTATTTCATGTGCAATTGTGGAACACGAAGAGATTCTTCGCAAAGAAGATCGGCATCCATCTCCGAATCTTTTTTCCACATCTCCTGTATCTTCTCTATATTAATAATATACTAAAAATTATTATTAATTATACCATGCGCTATCGGCTAATCGCTTCATTGTACCTCTCTTTCTAAATTCATAATATGAATATACAAAAGAAACATTCGATCTAAAAAACTCTACTTCACTAACAGTTGCATCAAATTCTAAAGTTGATAGTGAAGTTGGTATCAAATCTATAAACTGAACATCAAAATTAGTAGTTAAATTATTTGTTAAAACACTGATAGTTCCATCACTAAAAATATTTCTATCAGCAGGAGACCGTGAATACTTAACGGCGTCTTCAAAAACTGCTCTTTCTGTAAAAGTAGAGGGAACACCTAATGCTCTAATCCAATTATGTAATTGTAAATAATTTGTCAAATCTTCATCAACCAAAAACGTCAAATTTAAAATTCCATAATTAATATTTCCTTCAATTGGATATTTTAAAAATGGTGAGGGCACTTCTACAGAACCCAAATTTATTTCAGGAATAGCAACAGATTGACATAAATATGCAACTTTTGGTGCTTTTTCTAAAATAAATTTAAATCCAATAGGCGACAAATAATTATTATTATTTACTTGTTCCTTATACCATTGTGCGCTCATGTAATTATTTGATGCTACCTTTTATTTAGGTATAAAAAAGGGACCCCTCAGGGTCCCTAGAAAAATGTGAAAAGATCACATTAAGTTGTCTACAAGAACACGTCTGTAGTAAACGTTAGCGTTCGCGGTGAGAGCACCTGAACCCTGGGTTAGACCCTCTGCAAATGGGTTAGCAACCATTCCGTATCGAGTCTTGAATCCGATTTTAGGTTGGAATGTATCCTGACCTACGGCACGTACCATCTGGAGTGGTACATATGGGCAATAGAAGAGACCTGCATCATAAGGTGAAGATCCTTTATAACCCATTACGAAGAAGTGACGATCAGCAACGTTAGCAGAATATGGATCAACATATACCTTGATGCGACCGTTGAGGGTTCCAACTAGAGTTGAGGAAGTATCATCAACACCAGCAAGAGCATTGTTTCCACTGAGGTTGGTGCTATAGTCAAGAACACCAGCCATTCCTAGAGCACTTGCAACGTCTGCAGAGCAAACGATGAAGTTGCCCTTTCCACGACGAGTTTGTTGACCGATAGCATTTGCTTCGCGCTCGATTTGGAAAAGAAGACCCTTGAACTTTTCAACAGACCAACGACCGTTGGAGTCAACGTCAAGATCAAAAATACCAGCAGTAGCGGTATTGTTCTGGGCACCAACTTTAGCAATCTTGTAGATTGTACGAACAACTTCGCGGTTAATTTCAGAGAGAACCTCAGTTGAGAGGATGTTCGCTAGTTCGGTCTCAGCATCAAGACCATGGATAGCCTTGAGGTCTTGTGCGAGTTCTAGCGAGTACTCAGCCTTGAGGGCACGGGACTTTGCAGTAACGGTTACTTTCTCGATTGAGAATCCCATCTCACGGAAGTGATTACCAGCACCATCGCCAAGTGCTTCTGACTGAGCAGTGGTCATACCTTGTCCACCGATGGTGTAGGTGCCGCTGTCATTTAGAAGACCAGGGTTAGAACCAGTCATGTCGTTAGAAGCAAGCGAATCACCGCTGTTTTCTGACGAATGCTCGGTATCTGATTCGTTGTAGAATGCTTCTGAACCAGTGCTAGGAACACGGTCGGTGCCCTTCATTGAACGCATTGCAAAGATGAGTCCAGTAGGACCAGTCATGGGTTGAACGCCGCAGATGTCATAAGCAATAAGCTTAGGCATTGAACGACGGATTAGTGAAATTAGAACGGGATCGAAACCTGCAACTGGACCAGTTGCGGTTGATGCACCCGAGAATCCTGTACCACCCAATGAGTTGGTAGGTGCAGCTTCAGCGAGGATATTACGCTCTTCGCGTAAAAATCTTTCTTGATTTTCTAGCAGTACTGAGGTGACAGCCTTCTTGTAAGTATCCTGAATTGGTTCAGCATCCTTATGATCAAGAATGGGTGCCCACTTTTCCTGCAATTGCTCTGATAGGAACATTTGCTTTCTCCTTGAAAAATGAGTTTTTTATTGTGTTAATCAATAACAAATACGTAATTATTTATAAAATCCTACGTTATAAAATCTCACGCTTGTTTATTTGGACCAGCGGGAAATTGCTGACATATATGCCGACATTGCATCCCCAGCGACAGGTTGTTCAACAGGACCATCTTCTACTGCAGGAGCAGCTGCTCTTGCGAAATATGACTCCTTGAGAGTTTCGATCTTCTCACGAAAATCTTCCTCAGTAGTGAACTCCACACCTTCAGATAGACTTTGTAGTTTATCCTTTTGTGTTTCAGCAAGTCCAATAGAAACTTCGCTCACAATCCCATTCTTAATATAATTACCAAGTTTCTTATGCATCTCAACGTTAAGGTCAATCTGCTCATTGAGTTTTTCTTCCATAACATTAAGTTGTTCGGTCATCTCATTGACGATCTCGAACTTCTCTTCAGGAACTTCAAGATAGTTCTCGCTGAAGAGATTTCTGAGTCCGTGCATTAGGTTCTCAGCAATCTCGGTTTTAATACCGCTATCAATTGCTAGAGTATTTTCCTGAATCCACTTTTCTGCTGCAAAAGTTAGATAGGAATCGATTTGCTCGGACATTTCTGTTTTGAATTCATCAACGGCTTCTTCAAATGCTTGCTCATATGCTTCATTCATTAGAGCAACTTCTTCGTTGATTTTTGCTGTTACTGCTGCTTCGAAGATCAGTTTTGCTTTGTCTCTGAATTCTTCTGTAAGTTCTGAACCAGATACAAGAGCATCAAGATCCTCGTCGAAGGAATATTGAACAACTTCTTGTTCTTCTTCGATGATTTCTCCATCTTCTTTTGTTTCCTCACAGGTGGACTTTTGAGTTAGAGAATCTTGCTTATCTCCTGATGCTGCTGAGGGTTTAGTTCCTGGAGCGGTCGCACCTTTGATTTTAGCAGCAACTTTTTTACCGATTGATTCGGTATCGTCTGGACGACCTGATGTTGGGGTAGGACCACCAATTTCTTCTGCGTCGTTCTTTAGATCGGATTTTTCTGCTGGTTTAGCACCCTTGGTTACTACGTTAGAACTTTCTTCTAGATCCATTGTTTCAATCTCTTGTGACATTGGAATTTCTCCTACCTATTGTTTTACGGATATTTCTTTTAATTATTTATATATACAAATAATTAAAGACTTTTTAGGAATGCGGCAAAAGCTTTTACTTTACGCTCCTGAAGATTAATTTGAGTTGCTTCGTCAATGGTTTTCTTGATTTGATTAATGTCAACCTCTTTCAACATACCACCTTCCCAAACCCACTCTTTACCTTCCATGATTCCTTCAACAAAAGCATCTGGAGCAGAAGGATCTGCTACAATGTCTGCAGCAGTGGCAAGCATAAAATCCTCACCGACATAATTAACTCCATTTTTCTCAGTCATAGAACCGAGACCTCTGGAGGAAACACCAAGTTTAACTCCATCATCTAGAAGACTCTTAGTAATTTTACCCATTGGGGTTTCTAAAAGTTTTGCTTTACCGATGAAGTTATTTCCTTCTCTTTTTAGAGAAATAATTCTATGAGAAACACGATCAAGGTTGATGGTAGGACCATCTGGATGACCGAGTTCCCCAAGAGCTCTGCATGTTTCAACAAAGTTCTTATTATATTTAGTAACTTCGCGCTCAAGGATATTTATTGGATAGTTTCTTCCATTACGATTAGTTAAGTCTCCCTGAAGGAAAATACCTTCAATATAGTAAATTTTCTTGCCTTCGTTTTCTTCCATAAGAACCTGAATATTTTCAATGCTCTCTCTAATTAGTTTCATCATTCGTTTCCCCCTGTTACTTCTTGGTCAAACATGTTTTGTGCAACTTCAACTTTTTTTTGTTGAATCAAGTCAAATGCTTTGGACTGCAATGCATCACCAACAAGTTCAATTGTATGTGCATTATTTTTCGCAAAAATGCTATCGAAAATTTCTGTAGACATAATAATTAATAAACTCCTTATCTAATTATTTAGAATTCTGCTTTTTTTAAGTCTGCGGGATCTGGTTCTGTACCTTGATCTCCCATTTGTGTAGAACCAGTTTCTTCTGGTGGTAATGCATTAGGATCACCTTCCATCGCAGGGTCTATCATTGCATTTGGATCGGCAATTTTTCCGTTTTCTATTTCTTCTTTGATTTGATTATCAATTTCTTTTAACTCTTCATCTGTTTGCTTAAGAACATTACGACGAATTTGCTCAATAGAGAAATATTTACCAACAAAAGGATCCATGGTTGCAACGAGATTCATTCTCTCGTTCATCATCTCCATGTTCTTGACTTCATTGAAATAGTTGTCTGCAATGAAGTCATATTGAATATGATTCTTAATCTTATCCCAATCCTCAAGAGTAATTACTCCTTTAAGTAAAAGTTGAGTCTTAAGAATATCTTGGAAAAGATCCGAGAAACGTTTGCGGAGACGATTGACAAATTTCTGAAACTTGAGTTCGTCTCTTGTAATTTCAGTTGAACGACCGATATTAAATGTAGTTTCTGTTTCTAATCTCGAAGAAGGAACATTAAGTGCTTTGTATAATTTCTTTTGAAAGTACTTAACATCTTCAAGTTCTCCAAGATTCTGACCACCAGGAAGAGTAGTGATTTCTGTTCCTCTACCACCTTCACGACGAGGAAGCCAGAAATCTTCAAGCATACTCATGAACTTACGATCATCTTTAATCTCACCAGTATTGGCGTCATATACTAACTTGTTTCTATAGCGAGCCATTACTTCACGAAGATATTGCTCTGCCTTGATCTTAGGTAGATTACCAACATCAATGTAGAAAATTCTACGTTCTGGTGCGCGAGATAAACGATAGATAACCAGCGAGTCTTCAATCATTCTCAACTGATTAACTGCTTTAATTGCTTTGTGTAGATGCGAAAGCACCATATTTTTATTCATATCAAAAATTCCAGAATGCACATAGGTGATTGAATCTGGAGCAATTTTGATGCCTTGAACATCTCCGGTTTTTAATCCTTTTCCGTTATAGATAAAGTATTCAGCAGTTCTTTGCATGAATGCTTCTTGTGGATCATTAGGATTTATTCTTATTGGTCTGTTTTCTACTTCGATAATTTTGCGAATTTTTCTCGGATCAATATAACGCAATTCGAGTATTCCGTTGCTTGGATCTTTCGTATCAATTACTTTATGATAAAATACTCTTCCATCTACATACCAACGACGAAAGATCTCATATGATTTATTTTCAAAATCTAAAAGTTCTAATACATAATCAAACTCTTCACGAATTAGTTTTTTAACTTTTTCACTAACATTTTTAATATTTTCTAAATTAATTACAATAGGAACATCATTATAATTTCCACAAATAGTTTCATTCACAATATCATCTACAGCAGAATCGCACTCTGGTTGTAGAATCATATCCCTATAGCGTTGAATTAACTCCCATTCATTTTTGACAGTTCCATCAATATCAACATAATAACCATAATGCCCGCCAGCAGAAATGGGAGTTGCCCCATCTTGATTATCTTTTTGAACAAAAGAAGGCCCTTTCGGAACCTTCTTTGCTCTTTCTATAGAGTATCCAAATAATTGTGACATTGTATAGTAACGAAGATTAGTTCAATACTATTTATGGGGTTGCTTTGGTGCCAGAAGCAGTAGTATCTGAACTAACTGTTTCAGATAATGCAGTGATCGATGTAACCTCATTTTTAATGTCACCTGCAATTGGTTTCCAGTATTGAACTTGAAATTCCACAGTAAATTCTTCAATAGCATCATTTGATCCAAAGTCAAGATCAATTGATGATACGTTAGATGGCCAACAATCATAAAATTCATACGATCTTACAGCATTACCCCTTCTGTCCAATTGTGTAACTCTCATATTCTTCATATAATTTAAATATGAAGGTGTTCCGGTTACTCCTGTTCCGTGATCAATCATGGTTGCATTTTCATCATAAAGTTGGATGCATTCCATCCATTTTTCGAACCAGGATCTTAGTCTGAAAGCAGTATCATTATGAATTGTAATTGTCCAAGGTTCAAATGTTCTATCGCCAGCAATTTTTAACATTCTTCCACGGAAAGGAACTTCAATAACTCCAACAGTTGATGCTGGAATTTGTGCTGCTTTAATTAAATATGATCCTAAAATATTAATTGCATCAGATCCTACAGGTGCCGCTGCAGCAGGTTGTGATCCCCCCTTGGGTGGCGGTGGTGATCCTGCTGCAGGCGGCTTATTAGTTCCATTAGCAGCTAGTGCTACTGCTTGTGGAAAATCAATATCTACTTGGAATAGATTGGGTCTTGCATAATCAAAATTTGAATTCGCTTTAAATGCAGCTATGCTACTTCTGATATTCTGTGATGCCATTTTGAGGTTCTCCTTATGTGTTTATTGAAAAATTAAATTACGATGCAATTTCTTCGAATGCAACGCCAGTTCTGGTTGCAATGAAGGAAATAGTAATATAATTAATTGTTCTTGTTGGTTTCAGATAAATCTCAGCATAGAACTCTCCTCTATCGACCGAATCTGGAGGATTATTATCATCATCACACTTAACTAAGAAATCAGTTAAACCCCTTCTACCTTGAATACCTCTTAGGTAAGGTTCAGCAAAATTTCTAAATTGTGATCTGCTAGTCTCATCGTTTTGTGCAAAGAGTAGTGTCTTAGCAACGGAACCAATTACTTTTTCGATTGTTAGGAACAAACGACGAACATTAATTCTATCAAAAGCAGATGCATGACCGAGAGCAGTTTTATCACCAAATAATACAATACCTTGACCAGGGAAAGAAACAATTGGATTAACTCTTTCTGAGTATAAAGTATCTCTTTGTGGTTTTGTTGGTGAGTATGCGAGTTTGATCGCATTTCTCAAAACCCCTCTAGTAAATCCAGCAGGAGAATACCAAGGATCTTGATTTCTTGTTGTTGCCAAGCAAAGGCCAGCTATATCAGCACTACATGGAATATAACGATATGTATCATTATACACATCATAGATGTACTTATATCCAGAATCAAATGCCGCATACGAAGTGCTAGGCATTCTACTAAAGAATGTTGATATGTTTCTAGTAATTTCTTCAGAGTCAGTTATTCCAATAACATTAGATCTTAATGGTGAGAAGAATGCCATGCAATCTGCTCTGTTTTCAACTACAGTAAGAATTTCTGCTGCTTTAGCTAGTGCCTCAGTATCATCTGCTCCCATAGATCCAGGAATTATAAAGTCAATTTGTTCAGATTCAGAATCTGCAAATAATGCCAAAGAAGTTGAATATGCCTCTAAATTAAAGGCATATGAATCAACACCACCATTAAAAACATATTGTACTGTTGCACCTAGTTGTCCACCAACAAGAACATCTCCGCCAATTGGATTTGTTGTACCTGATTTTTCTTGGAGAAGATTGTATGAGGAATTAGCAGCTGCAGTTCCAATTGCAACTCCGCTAGGAACAGAAAAAATATCAGTGGTATTTACACTACCAGCATAAACATAGTTTGATCTATTCTTAAGTGCAGTTGCATAATAATTGTTTTCTCCATTTGTCGTCCTAGCATCAGATGCTTTTGATAGACCCGCAAATTTTTCCAAAATTGTATTTGGAGTACCAGTTACTTTACCCTCAGTATCTACAATAATAACATGAATTTCATCTCTAAATCCATTTTTATTTGCAACAAATGGAGAAGTTCCTGGACGTTGTGCAATATTAGCCCATCTTAATCCTTTAATTACTTCTCTAGTTAGATATTCTTTTGCAACAGAACCAATATTTACACTGTTGGAATTTGCATCAGTAATATCATTACCAACTTGAAAATTAATCGAACCTCTATTGGTTACACTTAAAAGTTTTCTGGTTACTGAAGTAATACTTGCAGATGCTCCAGATGAAGATTGATTTAGTGTATCTGAAGTAGATACGATACCAGCATAATCGCTTGCAAGAGTAATTTCGACGATTTTCTCTGTAGAATCATATGCAACTACTGTGCAATTATCTCCCCCAACTAATGCATCGTCTTCTGCAAAACTACCAACAATATTAGATAGTTTTAGGATTAAAGAATACTTATATACTTTGGCAGCAGCTCCCGAAGATGCTGAAATATCTGCACCTTCAACAAATTTCCATTCGTCACCTGATAATGGGGCATCAAGTGTTAAAATTTGATCAGGACCAGCATCAGTCATGAATAGTCTTACGCCATTTCCGTAAGTACCTGCAGTTTTTGCTGCAAAAAACCAATCTTGACCTGTTTCAAAATTTGCTTCGAAGTCATCAATATTTTGAATTTTTGTTGCAGTTCCGTTAGTAACAGCGTTTTTTAATGCTGTAGCATCTGATCTAACAACTTTAACTGTACCACCATATAACATATATTGAGAAACAGCAAACCATGATTCAAAGTTACTGTCATTTGGTTTTCCAAAAATTGATTTTAGTTGCTCTTCTGTTGAAATTGTTCTAATTTCATTAATTGGTCCGCGAGCAAATTGACCAACAACTGCTGCAAAGGCAGGACTGCTTGAAGTAGTTACGGTAGAGTTGTCAATTTCTCTAAGAACTACACCTGGCGATAGTTGACTTAATGCCATGTTTATTCTCCTGGAAGATTTTCTAGGTTAATCTGAAATTATTTATGAAAACCCATTTTTCTATTGGGGAAACAATACATGAACATAGTCACCAATTAGGATATTCTGTATCAATATCTATTTTTTTTCTTCTGCTATTTTTAATTCTTTGTATAGTGCATTTTTTACACTCATATGAATATGCTGATGGCCAAGCCCCTCGATCTTTTCTAGTCAAATAAAAATCTGTTAATAAACTACCAACTTCACCACAAACTCTACATTTTCGATCAACGAATAATAAATGTTCTAAATTTATTTGACTATTTAAATCCACTATCGATATTCCCACAGATATGCCGTATCCCCATATTCATCTAGATGCCAACGATCGCCATCAACATCCACAAAACTTTGATCTTCAGTTCCATCTAAAATAAATCCGAATGGAGCCATATCTGCTTCAATTGCTTCTCTTTGATCATCATAGATTCTTTGACGAACATCGTTATTTGTCATTTCCCTAAAGTAGGGTTGCATTGCCAACCAAGAGAAGATAACTAATGACATTGCTAAATCATCATTACATCCTTCTTCTGCCTCAAAGGAATTACCCTTCTGAATAAATGTTGTCAGTTCGCTAATGATATCGTAATCTTTTACAATAAGTTTATCTTCCTCGATCAGTGCTTTAAGATTCGAGCAACCAACTTTCTTTACAGCAGAAGTCATGCGAACCCCAAGAGAAGCTCTTTTGCCGCTAAATCCTGATCCTACAATCTGACCTGCACGACCTCGCATTGAACACATTAACAGGTTGTCATATTCTAGATCGTATTGTAGAATATCAGCAACTTGAGCGCCGATATCATTGACTTCTATGAGAATGTATGCTTTATTATAATTCTTAGCAACGTCGTGAATAATATTCGGTAATAGAATTGGTTTGATATCGTTGTTCTTATACTTACCAACAATATTATATGGAATGGTTGTAATATCAACAATAATAAATGCCGAGTAATCTTGACTGGTTCCTCGTGAAGTATCTACAGTAAGAATATATTGATGATCTGGTTTTACTTCTTCATAAATATCCAATCCTTTATTTGAAGTAATCGGATCTTCATAAACCATATTTCTAAGTTTAGAAGGATTGATTAGAGTATCAACCGATCCTAAAAATTCGCATTCAAATTCTTGAGTGAATTGTCTTTGCGAGGTGTTGGCAATAGTCTCTTCTTTCCACTTAGCATCACGGCCAGGAACTTGAGACCAATGAACTTCCAAAGGAATATAACTGTTTTTCTGTCTCTCAGCATCATGCCAAAGTTTATAGAACATATTCATTCCGTTTGGTGTCGAAATAATAATAACTTTGGTTGTCTTACCAGATGAAATGGTAGGATATACTGAACTAAAGAACTGCTCAGCAATATTATTTGGAATGAACGCAAATTCGTCTAGGAAGATAATATTGAAAGAGTTTCCTCGGACTGCACTAGAAGATGTAGATGCTGCAATGATCTTAGAACCATTCTCTAATTCTAGAGATCCTTTGTTCCATGACAAGATACCATGTTGCATCCACTTAGGAAGATTTTCATATGATAACTGTAAACGAGACAGAAGTTCTCTTGACGTTTCTGCTTTGTTTGCAAGGATAGCAATCTTTACATTATCATTAAACAAAGCATAATGCATCAGATAGGAAACACACGTCGTTGATTTTCCTGTCTGTCTTGGTAGCTTTGCAATGTTGAATCTATTATTATGAAAATTGTTGATGAGTTGTTCCTGAAAATTCCACATCTTAAATGGAATAAGACCCTCATCCAAAGAAACAATCTTTATATAGTTTCTTGCAAAATAAATGGGATCTTCTCGGCACTTGATAAATTCCTTAATCTGCTTAGGAGTAAATTCAAGTGCTACGTTTGCTTTTTTTAGATTTGGATTACCAAGATAGACCTCTTCAGGTTTCATACAATATCAACAATTCCAGGCACGTAACGACTTATTTATACGGGAGTTTGGATCCCTTGCAGTTTTCTTAGAAGTTAGTTTAGATTTCATTCCTTTCATTCTGGCACAGAATGATGTCCTACGGGGATTACCAACAACCTTTGAAGGTGCCTTAAGGTCAGATCCAGGATTTTCTTCTTCGTAAGATTGACGTCCTTTTTCATTTAGACCACCATTTTTATTCTTACCTTCTTTTCTTTGCCAAGCAGCACCTTCTTTAATAAAGTCTGCAAATGATTTTACTTCTTCTTTTACATTTTCATCTTTACCTGCCATGTAATTTGCACAGGTAAGAATGTTCTCTGTTGCAAGAGTTACTTTTGCCTGAACCCAAGCAGGAACTTGCATATCATCGGACTTGATTTGTGCCCTAAGGAGTGCAACTGATCTTTCAATGGTTTCAAGTTGATTGTTGATCATTGCACCTTCACTATCAAGCATCTTGCCCATAGCAATTGCGGTGTGATCTTCCCTTAGTTTCTTCTGTGCTTTTTCGTATTGTCTGTGTGCTCTGTTTCTTGCTGTTTCTGCTTCCATAGGACTCTTGCCTGCTTCAGTTGCAGCTGCATGTGCCGCATCTCCAGCAGCTTTCTTTCTAGCAGCGTGGTCGGCAATTTGATTTTGTCTTTGAGTATTTGAGACAACTTCAGACGAACTTACTCTTTGTTTGATGCCACCGAACTTTGCTCTGCGAGCAGCACCCGTCCCTGTGTTTTCGTTTAACATATCAACCTCCAACAATTTGAACTTCTGTGATGTGACCCGTTGCAGCACCATTATCATCAGGTTTTACAGAAAACTTGATAGAGTTTGATAAAGTTGCAGTTCCAGTAAAAGCAGAATATCCAGATGAGTTTAGTGATACAGTTACAGTAGTGTCAGTGACAGCAGTGACAGCAAGGTGAGTAATACCACTATTGTATGCGGCAACGGAAGAACCTGTGCAAGTTACATAATCACCAACTCTAAATGGGTGTGATGGAGTTCTTCCATCTTGTGCCATGGTAATCACTGTATTAGAAGCACCAGTGGTCACTGAAGTAATTACACCTCTTTTTGGTGATGCTGCTTTTACTAATTCTACAGATTCTTTTGGAATATGTAAATCGTTGCTTTCTGCGGTTGGATTTCCTCCCCAAGCAACGTGAATAGCATCATTAGAATCAGCAACAAAACGATAAATTCCACTCATCACAATAACCGCAGATGACTGTGCAGCAGCACCGCCAGAGCAACTTACTGCAGCAATATTTTGTATAACTTTTAAAACCGACATATTAAACTCCGAGATTAATTCTTTCCTATGTTTTATTTAGTCCCCTTTGCATTTTGCTTGAGGAGCTTTGCCAACTGTGATGTTGATCCAACAAACATAGTATTATTAACTGTAGTAGGACTTGATCTAGGTTTCTCATCGATTTCTTTCATTTTTTTCTGAAGGTCAATCAATTTATCAGCAACATCAGCAACGTTTTTAATTAACTGTCCAGCAACCTCATATGCTCTGGGGTGATCTGAACTTCTAGCAACATCAAGAATGCCGTCGATGGCTTCTTGACCTTTCATGACAAGATTGTGCAACTGTGCTCTAGTTACTTCATAATCTTGTTGTATTTCTGGTTTTTGAGATGAAGGGACTTCTTTTAGTGATTCAATAATCTCAGTTGGTTCCACGTCAAAAACTTGGTCCAGTCCTTCAAATGTACTCATATCGGTTCATCCTCTCCTGTTTCCGGATTCCATTTTTTCATATCTGTAAATTCTGCGTAAGTTTCATTAAATCCAAAATCATCATCCGAAACTGCATCAATTGGATCTGGTTCAACTGTATATCTTTGAACTCTTGGCGCATTTATGGTATCCATAGATGGATAAGTATCTGCAATAACTTTTCTTATCTGGGTAATATCTCTTACTGGTCCATAGACATAAGTTTTTGCAGTAAATGTTAAAGTATAAATTAATACTCTTGCAACATCTAAATCTCCTTCATATTGATCTCTATAAGAAACATTGTCCAAATTTATAATAACATCTTTTACCTCAACAATCTCTGGAATCATTTGAATTGTGATATTAAATGATGGTTGAAAAAATGGTAAAATTTGTTCCACAATCTGCAAAGCATCGTCTTGATTCTTTGATAAAATATTTAATTCAAAATTTAAATTATATGGAACTGCAATATATGATTTTTTATCATCAACTCTGACAATTTGAGTCGGTGCAACTTTACGACTATTATCATATGTAATACCAGTCATTTCAAACGCAATCCTTGGTAACGTAATTTGAATTTTTGATTGAGTTGGGTCAGGAGTTTGTCTTAAACGTGAAAGGTATTTTTCCGCAGGTCCATATGCAAGAGGAACTTTCATAACCTCTGTTTTGCTTTCTGCAACTCTTCTCAATTGAATATTATTAAAAAGAGTTCCAAAACCAACGATGGTTTTTTTAAAAATTTCGTGATAAAAATAGGTTCCTAACATTAAAATTTATCTCCAATATCTCCGATTTCACCAAATGGATTTTCTTCAGTAAAGTCCAGGATAAGATCCCCCTGGACCTCAAAGTATTTATTCTGGGCTCCTTCAATTTCACCCATGTTATAAGAATCTAAAATATTAATAGTTCTAGTTGTTCCTGAAGTTGCACCAACAACATTTTCATTATCTTTAAATAAACCTGTTAAGTTATTTAGACGTAATGCTCTTGTGCTAGAATTCCATGATACAACCTCTCCAGTTGCATCAGATGTTGATCCAGTGACTGTTTCACCTATAGTATAATTTCCAGTACCACCAGAAGCAAATGTCAGATCTAATGTATAACTATCTTCCTCTTCAATTTCATCAACAGCAGATATTCCAGTATCCAGATCTTCATGACTATACTGGAAGAGTTCGCATTTCAGTTCCCAAACATAACCTGTACCTAATTGATAGAAAGGTTTTTCATGCTCTACAAATGTAATTTGATATAAGTCACTGGAAAAAGGTGCCCAAATTAAATCACCTTCATTCGGTCTGCCATCAACGATTAAATCTTGATCATCGACAGCTTCTGTAAATCTTCTTCTCGAAATCACAAATGTCGTTTTATCTTCAATTCGAATACCAAACTTGGTTAGTAAATCACCCTGACCTTCCCATCCATCTACAGTATTGCAATATGCTCTAATTTCATACGCACCATTAAAAGAAGACATAGTATCTTCGTTGAAAAGACTATCTTCTTTTACTAAAGTTCGTGGAATATAATATACAGTTTGACCGTAGATATCAATAGATTCCGTAACTAAATCATTAAGAAGATTTTGCTCTGCAGAAGTACCATTTAAACGCAATCTACAATCTGGTACCGGGTTTGGACTTTGAGTGCAATTAGAAGATGTCATTTGATTATCCGATTAGATCTAGAGGCGGTAATTCGTATGTAGTTCTTAATGTCTCTTGTAACTCTTTAATCTTTTCGTTTGCATCTTCAAGAATTCTTCTACCATTAAGAGTTACACCACCAAGCATTTGAATTCCATCATACTTACTGAGATTTTGACCCCATTGTTTTTGAAATAATGCTGTTACATATTCTTTCAACCAATACTCATTATACGTTTCTGGATATAGCTGTGGATCTACACCCATAGTGCAATCAACAACAAAATATTCGCCCGTACCTAATTCTCCCCAATCAATATCAACATAAAGTTTTTTCATGTTTGATGTATATCTTATTCTCTTATAAAGTCTTGAATTGGTAATCCAATCTAAAGTTTCCAAGTAATTCTGTACCATGTAATAATGTACAATTTGATTATTTGTGAATGCGTAAATGTCATTCAAAAATAACTGATATTTGATGTTAAAAATATTACCTGGAATAGATGATGAAGTACTAACTTGGGTATAGACATTATCAATACCCTTTACATAAGGAGGTAATTCGATATAATTTGCTGCCTGACTCCAATTTGTGCCTGTAATATTTTCAACCCCCTGGGCATATTCTTTCATCTCCTCAGTGATTTCTATTCTGAGAATAGTTCTATAAGATCCTTCATAATGAAAATCTTGATAATACTCAATTGCCTGTTCAATAAGATCATCTAGTTGATCATCACAAACATTAATATCTACAGCAGGATATCCTAGTCTGCGTAAGCAGTATTGCTTAAGTTCTGATTTGGTAGCTGGTTTTGTGGATGACATTTAGATTCTCCTTATCAGGCTAGTAGTGGTAGATATCTAATAGAAACATTATTAGTTCCTGCTGTAGGTGCAGTGGTTAATGTAACCACAGCACCAAACGTAATTGTATTACCAACCGTAGTTGCTGTGTTATCTACAGATAAATTAACTTGAGTTCCAACGATAGTTGTGATTACTGCATTGATTCCAATTCCAGTTCCGCTTACTGCCATCCCTGGAACTAATCCAGCAGTAGAAGCAACGGTTACAAATCTATTTGTAGCAACACCCCCCGTCGAAACCTTAGATGTTGAATTTATATAAGTATATTCTACTGTAGGTACGAGAACCAAACCATTGACAATTACAAAAATATCATTTACTGTTCTATTTGAATTTGCTGAGAATGCAGTTTTAGTACCAGTCCCGTTTTGATTAGAGGTTGTGTAGATTGGGGTAATAGCAATATCGCCACTACCATCAAAGGAAACTCCATTGATGGTTCTTGCTATTGCCAATTTGGTTGCTGTAGCAGCATTTCCACTTAAAGTTGCAGTAATAGTTCCTGCAATAAAGTTTCCTGATGCATCTCTTTGAACAATAGTTGATGCAGTATTTGCTGAAGTAGCATTAGAGGTAACAGTAAATGTAGTACCACTATTTCCATTATAAGTTGTAGAACCGGAAATACCACCTCCAGTTGTATTCAAAGTTAACGTACCTAAATTAGATCCTAATGAAACACCAGAAATCGTTGAATTATTTAATGCACTATTTGGAATTGAACTTAGAGATGCTCCAGAACCACTATGAGCACCACTAAAAGTAGTAGCAGTAATAACGCGAGCAGTAAAATCACCATTACTATCTCTTGCAACAATCGTACCTGCTGAGTTAGTGTTAGTTGCGTTGGATGTAATTGTTGGATTATCAAGAATACCATCGGCATTAGTCACACTTAAACCAATTCCCGAAACAGCAACACTCCTAGTAGTTGCTGTACCAGCACCAGTTCTAATAATCATTCCTGTAGTTGATAGTCCTGCAACTGCAGTTAGATCTGCATCTAAACCTTGAGCATCAGTAATACCATAACCAACAAGAGTCGTTGGATTAGTTCCAGCAGTTACAAGACCCTTGGCATTAATGGTTACGGATTTGTATGTTCCTGCAGTAGCTACTGAAGCAAGTGTTAATGCAGCAGAAGCATTTGTCGAACCATCAACACTCATCGAACCAGTGGCATCTCCGGTAAAGGAAAGTGTTCGTGCAGTTGTCCATTTTCTAGCATCTCTAATCGTACCGACAATATCCTCATTATTAAATGTTGCTGTTGCATTTACAGTTAGAGTATCTCCAACTGCATTACCAATAATTGTATTACCTTTAACTGTTAGATTGCCCTCAGTTAAAATACTACCATCTGTCGAAGCAACTACAAATTTAGTTGATGTACCATCGGTAATGGTAAAATCTTCACCAACAGTAGGGGATCCGACAATAGTAATACCTGCATTAGCAGTAATCAAATTAGTGACCGCGAGAGTGGAACTTAATGTTGTAGCACCAGTAACTCCCAAAGATCCAGTTAAAGTACTATTTCCACCGACTCTTAACTGCTTAGCAATTGCAACACCACCAGCAGTAGAAATAGATGCATTATTATCAGTTGCAGTAGAAGCATCCTGAGTATTTAATTGTCTGATAATACCAGAATAGGCTTGTGTTCCCTGGTAATCGATACCACCTTGATATACTGCTGAACCATATACTTTTACATCACCATTTACTATGAAGTTACCACCAACGTGACCACCACCAGCAACTTGTAAAGCACCAGCAAGAGTAGGAGTAGATCCCCCAGCCGGAATGGTTCTTGCTGTTGTATTAGTAATTGATGTAATACCAGTAATGGTAGTAGCATCATCAATAGTAGTAGTACCACCAGCAGAGTCAATTGTTAAGTTTCCAGTAGAAGTATCAATTTCATTATCACCAGTAATACCAATTTGAATATTATCAATTGAAGCACCACCATTAGCATCAAGTAATCCAGTTAAGGTTGTATTTCCACCAACATTCAAATTTTCTGAAATACCAGTACCACCAGTAACAATTAGAGTTCCTGATGTAGTTGAAGTTGATGTTGTTCCTGTGCTTAGATTTAATCTTCCAGCAAACAGTCTTGCATCAGTACCGCCAAATACTTCTGATGTATTAGAAGCATTTTCCAGGAAGCGATAACCCGATGAAGAATCATCCCAACCAAAGAAACCTAGTTTTGCAGATACATCAAAATATCTAAATTCAATGCCACGATCTTTGTTATCATCTGAAGATGGTGCAGTATCTCCACCAAGAGTTAATACTGGATCATCAACAGTAATCGTTGTTGCATTTACAGTTGTGGTTGTACCATTAACAATTAAATTTCCAGCAATAACTGTATTGGTATTATTTAATGTTATAGTTCCTGTAGAAGCACCAATACTAACGGTAGTTGCTGCTCTACCAATGTGTACAGTAGTAGCAGCTGCATCAAATAGTGTAGCCGTGGCAGAAGACGTAGTAATGTCTCCACCTAAAACATTAATATCTTGACTGAATGTTGCATTACCAGCAACTCTGAGTTGTGCTCCAATTCCAACACCACCAGTAACTACAAGAGCACCGGTAGTAGTTGCCGAAGAATCGGTAGTATTAGTAATTGATGTAATCCCAGTTACACCTAAAGTGTTGTTAATTTGAGTTGCACCAGTAATAGTGGTTGATCCACCAACTCTTAGTTGATTGTTGATCGAAGCTCCACCAGAAGAAACAACTAAAGCACCAGTTCCAAGTGTAGTTGCGTCTGTTGTATTTGACAGTGTAGTTACACCAGCAACTCTGAGTTGTGCTCCAATACCAGCACCACCAGTTACAATTAGAGCACCAGTGGAAGTTGAAGATGCATCCGTAGCATTTGTAGTAACAATTTGGCCAATGCTATCAAGTCTTCCTGTTGAAGATGTAATTTGAAATTTGAAAGGTGATAAACCATCATTGTCAATAGAAACATTACCCTTAAATATGGTGTTGCCACTATAGCTTACAGCACCATCTACGTCGAACTGACCATATATTTTTAAAGATCCACCAACAACCAGTCCGTTAGCAATTGAAGCACCACCATCAACTTTGAGAGCACCATAGGTTGCGAGAGAAGCATATGCAGTTCCCGAAATTGCACCAGATACATTGCTGTTTGTGGTATTCTGAATATTGACGGTTGAAGTAGATTGAGTTGTTAGATTGCCAGTAAGAGTTGTTGCACCAGTTACACCTAAAGTTGAATTTAAAGTTGTAGCATTAGTAACTTCTAAGGTTCCTAAAATTGCAGTATTACCAGATGCAGTATCGACTAAGAACTTAGTGACTGGACTACCAGCCCCATCAGTAATTCTAAAGTATTCCGTTGCTGATGTTGTATTACCTGCAATCGTTACACCATTATTAAATGTGGCTAAGTTAGTAACGCCCAGAGTGCCCTGTAAGGTCGTGTTACCAGCAATATTAGTAGTTCCACCCACCGAGAGGTTCTGACTGATTCCCGTGCCTCCTGTGACTACCAAAGTACCTGTGGTAGTGCTGGTTGAACTAACGTTACTACTGAGGGCAAGGTTGCCAGCAATAAGACCAGCATCAGTACCAGTAAAGACTTCAGAAGTATTTGTTGCATTGAAGAGAAAACGATAACCACCTGTAGTTCCTGCCAAGGTTGCATATGAATCATCCCATCCATAGAAACCTAAACGTGCCTGAGTATCGTAATACTTAAACTCAATACCACGATCTTTGTTATCATCTGTAGTTGGAGTTTGATCACCACCAAGAGTTAAAATAACATCATCAATGGTAATCGTTGTTGAATTTACAGTTGTTGTTGTACCATCAATTTGTAGATTACCTCTGATTTGAACCGTGCCTGTGTTATCACCAATACCCGCAGGATCAAGAACAATAGTCGAATTGGTTGAACTTAAAACATTACTAGCAAAGTAGAAATCTTCGACACGAACATCAGCATTAGAAGAAATTAGAGATATTTGTTGATTTGCTAAAAGAGAAATAGTTGTATTTGTTGATGTAATATCAATCGATTCATCTGCAGTAACTTCAATTTTTGCCTGTCCTGCTCCAGTATTATTGGCAGTCAAACGAAGGAATCTATTGGATGCTGTATTTGCATCCATAAGAATAGTAAGAGAACCAGAACGATTGATAGTTTGAATTGCTGTACTGGTTTTGTCTAGTGTAATGTCAGAGAAAATTGTTGAGGTAGTAGTATTAATATCTACACTATCATCGGCAGCAAGACACTTAAGAAGAGGGCTACCATTAGTGTTATTAACGGAAAGATTATTAATAGTTGTAATTCCACGATACCCAGTAGAAGCAGTGAGCTCATTATCAAGCTCGTAAGCAGTATAAGAATTGCCATCTGCAAAACGAATTTGATTGTTTTGAAGTTGAGTATTATCTACACCAGCAAGAGCAATTACAACATGACCATTTGCATCTACGTCGAAGTCTTCCTGATCGAACGATGCAAGACCCTTCTGACGGGTTGTAACAGTTGCTAGGTGTCTCCAGGTTACTGTTCCATCTGAAACATCTCCAGTAGTATGAGTTGGAGCAGTGACACCTGAAGTTCCTGAGTCGAGTGCTTGATAAAGTCTTCCTCCATTAGTTACTTTTGCATATCGAATATATGCAGTTCCAGAAGTCCAAGCAGATGAAGTTGTTCCCTCTACTGCTGTTGCAATTGGATAATCTGTTGCAGCAGTCAATCTTCCAAATTGATCAACAGTAAATTGTGTCGCAGTAATAGTTTGAGTTGCACCAGCAATTGATGGTGTATTATATGTACCTGGGTTGACAGTAGTATTAATCAAATCCAGAATGGGGTTTCCAGATACACCAGAACCATTGGTTACAGAAATTCTTCCAGATGTACCAGTGATTGATCTTGTTGCAATATTACCGTCAGATACTCTGGTAATAATACCTGTCGTTGTTAAATCTGCAATACCCTGAAGATCTCGGTCAAATCCTTGAGCAGATTGTCCTTCGACAGTACCATCTATATTGTATTCTTCAATAGAAGAAGGATTAGATGCATTAGTAATACGTCCTTTAGCATCTACAGTAACTTTTGTATAAGTACCACTACTATTTGGAGTGCTATCATAGTGGGGTAATGTTGGTACAATTTGTAAAGATGATACGAGATTTAGGTTTGCTGATCCATCAAATGTTGATGAAGCTGTTATGTCTCCAGTAAGTGCAATTTGACGAGTGTTTGCAAGACGAGTTGCTGATGAAGAGTTTCCAATCAGTGATGCAGTAATTAAACCTGCCTGAAAATTACCATCAGCATCTCTTTGAACAAGGGTGTTTGGGGAGTTGATAATTGATTCTAAAGGTCTTTCATATCTTAGGGAATTCCAAGGAGTAATACCATCACCAATTTTAATACGACCAGTATCAATCTCGATTCCAAGTTCACCAATGGCTAACGTTGGATTAACGTTTGACCATTCTTGAGCAGATCCTCTTCTTAATTGTATTCTGTTTGCCATTGGTAATTATTCCGAAAATCCTTTATACATTTAATATACCCATGTATTTATAAAAAGAATGGGGGAGATATCCCCGCATTTTCACTCTTTAATATTTTCTTCAATTTCCTCCGTTTCTTCTTTTGAAATATACTCTAAAGTTTCAATTGCACCCAAAAGTTTCAATGCAACGATTTCATTGTCTTTAATTTTTTGTGCTAATTGTTGATTTTCTGACAATAAATTTTCATGTCTCTCACGAAATTGAACTAATAATTCCTCGGGAGAAGTTTTTTCAATCGTCATAGTTTTTATCCTCAACTAATAATTTAAGTAATGTTTTAATTTCGTTCATATCTGAAGAAAGATTTGAGACATCAGATTTTAATTTCTGAAGTTCATCTCGTTCCTTTTCTAAACGACGATAATTATTCATATAATTATCGTATTCAGATCTATTTTTATTTATTATAGCACCAGAACGAGGATCACGAACCAAATTCTGATGATTTTCAACCTTAATGTAATCCATATTATGTTGCTGTAGCTATTGCTCTAAAGTATTTAAATTGCGGGACGATTGCTTGATTGCTAGAAATCATACAAATTTTAATTTGGAATTTGATAAATTCTAATCCAGTTGCACTATACTCATATGATTTAAATACATAATCATTAACAGCAGAAACTTGTTTATCTGGACCACCAGTAGTATTGAAGAACTCCCATGCTATTTCATTTTCGTTATCAGAAAATCCAACCGGAACGATTCTATAAAGAACCTTGAAATTTGCCTCTGGGGGTCTATATGCATCAAAATAAACTTTAATGCTTCTAGAAATTTGATTATCTAGAGCAATCATTTTGGTAATATATACAGCTTCATGGGGATCATTTGCAAAGAGAAGTGCATCGGTGAAATTTGATGGATTATTGATTCTATTAGATGTAGTTGTAATGCTGGATCTATCCAGATCAATCACTGGTGTTAATTTATCAGTTTCACTAGTGAGATTTAATTCCATAGTAAATGATTTTGCACCAGCTAACTTGACGGATTCGTTAGTACCCGATAAAATTAATTGTTGGTAACTTAAATAATTTGGAGTATTTAATGTAACTTCGGAATAAGATCCATCATTTACAAATGATACTTCTGTAGGTGATCCCGTATTAATTGATGATCCCGAAACCGTATTTATTCTAGATATAATTGTTGTTGTTGAATGTTTTACGGTTTGAATATTTGGCGTTATAACCTCAAAAGGTATATTTTGAGTTGCTGTTCCTGCACTACCACCTCCAGTTATCCCATTTGTAGCAACAGAAGATACTGCTAATTCATAAGTGTCTAATGTTGGAGATTGAATATTAGTATGAGTAGTATTAATTTCTATTAATGGAATACCATCGAAATTATAGCATTCAACAAAAGAACCTTCTGCATGATCGGCAGCAGTTGTATTTCCCAATCCTCTACCATTAGTCTTAATTGTAATTGTAGTTGCATCATTTCCAATACTTTCATATGCCATGATTTCATCATCAATTTTAATATAACCTGTATTAGTAGATGAAATATCAAGACCATTGATTGTAGTATGGAAAGCAGCTGCATCAACAACTGTTAATGAAACATCAGTTTTAGTAATTGCAGTTTTTAATGTTGTTGGCGCTATTTCGGAAATTATTCCAGAGATTGTTACTTGATTAGATAAATCGTGCATTCCATGATTACTATGAGATACAGTAACTTTTTTCACTGCACTGGAGAATGATGGTGCTAAAGAAAGATATTCTTGCTTAGTATCTCCAGAATATGTTGTATTTGCAGCATCAACAGTTCCCGAAATAGTTGGATTACTTTGTGAAATAGTCTCGTTATCACTAAAAACATTTGAAACATAATTCACAAGTAAAGTACCATACGCGCCACCACTATCTAAAACCCAACTCGTTACAATAGCAGTAGCACCACTGGTTGATCCTGTTACGGTTTTTCCAACCGTAAATGTCCCTGTTGGAGGTCCATCAACTCTAATTGATGCTATCGATTGACTACTAATAATAGGATAAGATACAACTTGATTGATTAAACTACCTTGCAAGAAAGTTCCATCTACATTATCAACAACTAATTGTCTTGGTGTAGTAGTAGTAACTACAGATTTAATTGTTGCAGAAGCATTAGTAATTGCTTGATAGATTCTAGCCCCTATAGTAAAATTGGAAGTACTTGTAGATAAAATCAATGTCATCGATGGTGACAATGATTTAATTGGATTTTCTCTGAGTGTTATAATACCTCTATTTCCAACTCCAAGAGCAGCATTATTTAAAACTAACTTACCCGATAGAGGACCAAATTTTGCTCGATAAATATTAAATTTAAGGTCTTGCAATTGATTAGGAGACCAAGTAGATGCATTTTGAGACTTAAATAACACACCAGCATAGGGTTGAGCAGAAATAGTTCTATCACCAGTAATATCAATCTCTCCCATTTCCGAGATCCATACAGTATATTTGTTAGAATCGGAGAAAAGTACAAAACAATATTCTTCAGTATCACTTAAATATACTGGCGCTGGGAATACAAATTTAGTAGCAATTGAAGCATTTTGAGAAATTTCGACATCTTCTGGATATATGGAAACAGTAGAGTTTGGTAAGATTCTTGGAGTTGGAATACCATTTTGCATGATTCTTAATTGACCGCTAACTGGAATGGTTGGATCTTTGGAGTTAAAGAAAATATCTACTTTAGATAAGTAACAACCACCTTTCTCTTGAACAATAAAAGATTGTGCTAGAGGGTCCCACCAACCAATTTGTACCGATTCTTGTCTAGTTCTAGAAGTTGTTCTTTGTTCAGTTAATGGAACTGTAGCAATATCAGCATTTCTAATCGATAAAATAGTTTCTTGTGATGTTTCCAATATTCCAGTTGCTTCATAGGTAACTTGAGCATTTGATGAAGTAGAATCACCTGGTAAAGAAGGTGAATCGGTAGGGCTAGTTGTTAATTTAAATACTCTTCTACCAGTTGCCCATTTTGGATTTGTACTAACTGTTCCTTTCGGAATAAAGAAAGCACCTTTAAATCTTCCTGCAGGATCGGTGATAATTCTCCTATCTTTAATTACTGCTTTTGCACCTGAAGTTAATCCTTGAATAATATAATTTACTTGAATATTACCATAGTATGTTGGACTAACTTGCTCAGATAATGAATTAACATCAATATTTAAATATGCAGTATCTGATGAATATACTGCTGCTAACTCAGCAGAAGTATATGGATTATACTTGTATCCATCATTCAAAGCAGCTACTTTGGCAGAAAAAATTGTAGTTCTAACTCCGGTTGAAGATACTTCTTGCACCCTAACAGTTTCACCAATCTGGAATGGGATACTATTAGTATTTGAATTTTGAGTTGGATTTTTAAGTAATTCTAAAATTTTTGGAATAATATACTCTGTAACAGCAACATTATCAAAGAAAGAATAGAATCTGGTTGTTGGTTTTAATCTTTCTGCCTTAATTGCTATATTTCTTGATCTTATCCAAGGAATAGAAGTTTTATTAATAATTCTAGATCCTAAACTTTGCTGATCAAATCTTTCAACCAATCTTTGCTGAGTCCCTGTTCTTCGTTGAAGAATTCCTGTTGTTGTAGTAGTTCGTGTTCCAAAAACAGTTTCCCACCGCCCAGTTGCCCCCAACCAACCTCTCCATTCACCACCACTAGTCGTTGTTACTGCACCCGACCAATCTTCCACCCAAGATCCCCATTGTTGAGGACCAAATCCATTTTGATCTGCTCCGATTTCACGAGCTCTAGAAGAATAATCTCCTTCTACACGAACAATATTTGGAGCAACAACTTCCGTTTCTATCCAATCATCACTACTTGGATTTAATTCAATACCGCCCAAAAATGTAAATACATTAAATGGATTAACATTTTCAGTTCTTGATGCATATGGTTGAGTAATTAATAATTCATGAACGTAAGGTAAAGTAATCAATCCTACATTTCTTACTACATTATTAGATGCAGTTTGATTATAAATTAATCCAATATTAGTAGTATAATGAGAAGGACGTAATATTCTCTCTGCAAAATCTATAGAGGCAGAATGATCCGGATTGTCTTTATCAATAACATTCTGATTTTCAAAAGAATCGCAGAAGAAACCATTTTTAAATTTATCATTTCCAAATTCATCTTTAATTATTAATGTATTGGTTTCTTGCTCAAGTAGAGTTAAAACACTATAATATTCAACATTTTGAATTCTACGATCCAACAGTGCAATATCTCTCATAGTATAACGTTTAATATTTTCTTTAAATACTAAAGCATCAATATCAGGATCATATCCATATGCATTATATGCTATAGTTGCCAAAAGCATTGCACCATCAACATCATCTGGAGGAGACGGGATCTCTTCCGGCTTTCCTTCAACAAGGAAAAATCTGCCATCAGCATCAACAAATACTTTATCAATTCTTTTTACAAAATATGAATAATCGCATCTAAAATCTGAGTCTTGTTTTGGTATATCAAAAATTGTAGATCCCTGATCAGGATCAAAAACTCTACTGGAAAAATCAAAAGTTGAACAATTTACTATAAATGGATCTGATATTGTGCCATTTCCTGATGCTAATTTATTTACACCTGGTCTAAAATCTAAAATATCTCTTAGTTCTTTCTTCTGAATTGTATTTTCTCCAGATCCAGCAGAAGAAATAAATGAAGGAATATCCGAATAATCTGTGCCAACGTATGAATTGATATTGAAATAATCACCTGTAGATTCATGCGAAAAATAATCACAAACTATTTTCAATTTACGAATAGGAATATTTCCTGTTTTTGTTCTAGTAAGTTTAGAACAATCATAAAAAAAATCTTTTTGATTGCTATCTAAAACAAATGATGAAGTTATATTTTTGCTACCTTTATTGATTGATCCTGCCGAATCACTAATTAAAGCATTTAATACATCTCCATCAGAATTATATCCTATAATAGTTTCATTTTGTTGAAAATTTATCGATGTTTCATAAACAATACTTAAACGAAGAGTTCCAGTATTAAAATCAACTACAAATGCTTTAGCACCAGAAGTTTTACCTGTAATAATTGATCCTGTTGCAAAGAAAGAAGCTTCTACTAAAGTGATATATGGAATCACAGCCTCATTAGTATCTACAGATTCATATACTGCTCTCAATTTATAAACATCTGCTTTTCCTAAAGAAATATCCTTATCTTCGATTCTAGTTCCATATAGATTACTATATGTCAATCCATATTGAATTTGATCGCTAGATTTCAAAGTCTTATTTATTTTCCAAACTCCCATTTTAATGGCATTTTTAACTTTTGGAGTTGTTACGTTTTTGGAAATTACCGCATTAAATCTAACAGCAGTAATTCCAGTTAAATTTGCAACTGTTATAGTTGATCTTGGTGTTCCACTGGTATTAAATGTTGTATAAGCAACACCTCCAGTTGAAGAAGTTTGCAAAGATATTACTTGACCAACAGTATATGATCCACCAGATATAGCAGTTATTGTTAAATTATAATTTTCCGATTCAACAGATTCGAACTGTTCATTCTCTGCTAGAGCAATCGTAAAACTTTGACTAGTTACTTGTGGTTCATAAGTCCTTCTTATAATCATACTTTCATCAGAAATATTCTTAATCGATCCTTTTGGCATTTCTGTAAATAAATCTGCCTGAGCGAGATTATCTAAGTTAGGTCTATATCTGATTACTGTAGTGTAATCTGTATTTGTCGTAGGAGTAAATCCAGAAGAAGTAGTTACTTTAATTGTTTGGCTAGAATATGTAAATATACTAGTTAAATCAAATCCTGCAGGAACAGCATCAACAATAAAATATTGCGATGGCGAAATATATAAAAAGTCACCAGGTCTTACTTCAGGAGAAATATTACTATTATATCCAGTTAAATACTTATTTGCACCAGCAGTAGTATATGTAAATTTTGTTCCTGTTAATTTTCTTTGATCTAATAATCGAACATCCGTAGTAAAAATTACTGTTCCTGTAGTGTTTCTACCTACAATTTGTCTCGTGTCGGAAAATATATATGAATAAGTTCTAGTGATGGTTGCCTTATCAATACCATCAACTGCAATAACTTCTCCGTTTCTAAATTGACCTATAACTCCAGTAAGAGTAATTGTTTGACCAGTAAAAGAAAAACCTGAAGAGACTCTAATGAATCCCGTTGCCCCTGATGTTTTACCGACTACTTGAGAACCAGCAGTGATTGTTGTAGATGTAGACAAGTACAATTGAGTGTGCATTGAGATGTCAAATAAATGACAATTATAGTTATCGTCAACTGTTCCTGTAATTGAATCTGATCCAGATCCATCAATTTCCCAACTTGCAACTCTTGCAATACCAATAATATTACCAGCAATTACACCTCTTGTTGTTGTGTAAGCATCTCTCAATTCTACAATTTGATAAGATGATGCAATATCAGGTCCGCTTAAAACGGGTTGTCCAAATGTATTTGTTGTGACAACATTATTTCCAAGTTCAAATGGAATAATATTATTTTGGAAAGACTTATGTGATCTTGGTTTTGTTGCATCCAAATATGTGGGAGTATCTCTTGTAATTGAATAACCCTTTAGATAAACGCTACCTGGAGAAATTTGAACAGTGTATAAATTATCAGAAGCAGGTAATCCTTTGTCTTGTGTAATTGAACCTGCTTCATAAACACCATTATTGAATCCATCATTCAAGCATTCTCTTACTTTAATATCAAAGGGGCGGATCATGAAATCACCCGCAGTATCATTTACTACTTTAGCAAATCTTTTTTCTAATTCTGAATATTTTGTTTCATCGACTTTTAGCTCTACTTTTCCATTTTTTAGTCGAAGCAATTCATAGAAATTTTTATCAGCATCATCACCAATTTCTTTTTTTACTAAAGATCCTTTTAATCTAAATCTATGAGAACCTGGAGCAGCATAATTTGAAGATCCAGCAGCATTATCGTTTAAACTTGTATCATCTTCTGATGTGATAATGGATTCCGATATCTCAAGTCCAATTCTATATGATGGATTTATACTATACTGATCTAAAATTAAACTTTGATATGCAACATCAACAAAAAATCCTCTAATAAAATATACTCCTGTATTAATGTATGAAATCGAACCAACTTGATTTGCATCAGTTGGAATTAATTGTGCTACTGGAGTTCCAATTTCGATTAAAGTTGTCCCGTAAGTAATTTCAGCATCTACAATAATCTGCTCATTTACAGCAAATTTTGTGATAGTCTTTTCTATACCACCTGCTTCTTTATATTTTACAAATAATGTTATAAATCCTTTATCTGATTGATCTGCAGAAATGGACAGAATAACCTCTGCTTTCACTCCAGTTGTTAGACCAGTTATAGTAGTTCCAACTAATTGAGTTCTATAATTTTCTACGTCTGATCCCAAAAAGGAACTCTGAATTAAAATTGAATCGACATTGTTATCCCAACCAAGTTGGCCGGGTATTACCATGGAACCATCTTTAAATAAATGCGTACCAACACTTTCAACTTGATTTTGTAAGATTGATTGTAACGTTGTTAATTCTCTAGCCTGAATAGGAAATCCTGGTCTAAAAAGAACTTTATAAAAGTTTTTAAATTTATCAAAATCGTCAAAATATGGACTGACGTTCAGGTTGGTGTTTTGTGCCATTTTTTTCTATCCCTGCCTATTAGAATTCAATAACAATTTTAATATCTTCGATTTGATCGTTAGCACGGGAAATCGACTTTCTATTATCTATATAGATGACTTCTCCGCTGTTTCTTTGGATCTCTGAGAATGCATATCCAGATGTAAATTTCATACCCAAATCGTATTCTGTATTATTAATTGTCCTTGTAGAAGTACCTGGAACTGCTGGGAAATTTACATCTGGTTCTCCAGACGCTCCAGATGAAGAACCAACAACAACATTACTTCCAGAAAATTCATTTAATGAACCAATTACTTCTGGATAAATTCCATCAATTTTATTTTGATAAAATTTCAATACTTTAGTTACAGAATTCCAAGAAATCACTCTTCCCCTTGCAGTTATTTGTGAACCACCAACAGTTCTTGTTTGCGTGATTATCTCATCAACAACAAAATTACCTTGAAAAACTGGCGAAAAAATTACTGCTTTTGTTGCACTTAAAGTCAAATCATCCGTCAATTCTTGTGTGTTAAATTTATAAGGATTTAAAATTAATCCAATTCTGCGATAATCATTGTCAATTGGAAAATCTCCAGATCCTTCAGAATATGATAATTTTGCATTAATCATTACTCTAAATGCACCAAGTTCAAATAATGGATTAAAACCGTGGCCTCCTTGAGGCGGAATAATAATATCAATTGAAGCACCTGTTCCAGTTCCAATACCATTAATAGCATCAATAATGATTTTACCAAAAGTATACCCAATTCCACCTGAAGTTACTGTAGCATTAACAATTTTTCCTCCATCAACGACGACTGATACCCTTCCACCAGTACCATCACCAACAATAGCAACATTATCATATGTTCCGTTATTATATCCAGATCCAGATGCTGTGATAATTACAGTATCAATTTCTCCAGATACTGCATTACTAGAAACAGCGGAATCTGTCAGAACGGGAATATAATCATTCGAAAAGAATTTTAAAACCTGAGCAACTGGAATAGTATATATAAATTTCCATCTATAACCGTCTGAAGTGGTTATAATAGATGTTGATGTGCCAGTAGGTTCAACTGTAGAAGGTTTTCCATTTGGATCTGATGGAGAAGTACCATTATAGATGCACTTATAAACTTGATAAGTTGAATTTACAACATAGAAATCGGATTCGTATAAACGTGTTGATCCTGATGCTGCAGTCTTTGTTGGCGAATAATCATGACGATACATGTCATAGATATATCCCAATCCGCCTGTAGTCTTCTCTGGTGGTGTCCAATCTATACGACGGATAACTTGAATAGTATCATTAGATAAAATTCTTTTCAAAGAAATCATATCATCATACAAATCACTATATTCTTCAAAGCTATCAACTGCTTGAGGAGGACTATTTTCGTTTTCCCAAGCTTGTGGTCTTCCAATGAAAACATACAATCTATCTCTATCATCTCCTGCAACAATATCTGTTGCTTCTGGATCTGGACCTGCTAGAGAAGTAATAAATTTTCCTGCCGAATAAATTCGAAATTGATCTGTAAGAAGTGCTGACATTAATTTATTCCAAAATTTTTATATCCATATAATATATTTAGTGATTAAAATTTATCATTTCTAACTCTAGTTAGATAATCTATATGACGAATTCTCCAAGAAGCTCCACTGGTTTCTCCAATTAGTTTTTCGCCACCTAAAACAGCTTGCGCTATCGCATTTTGACCATCTCCTATTATGGTAATACTTGGACTCGATGTATATCCATATCCACCATTTGTAACGGTTATGGATGTTAATTGATCACCAGTTAATGTTGATGTTCCAGTTGCTGTAATCACACCAGAAGAAAATTGTATAGAAGGACTGGTAGTATATGCATTTCCTCTTTCTAAAATAATTACATCAACAACAGTTGAATCATATGAAAATTCATTAAAAAATCCGTCTCCAGTATCATATGGAATAGGATTTTTTACAACTAGTATTTTATTTACTGCGTCCCAAGAAAACACTATAGCTTTAACACCAGAATTATTTCCAGTTACAGTTTCTCCAACAATGAAATTTACACCATTATAATTATCTTGAGATCTTACATCCATTTTAATTTCTATTTTTGCATAGTGTTCCACACCTTCTTTCAATGCTGAAGCATCAATGATAGTTGCTGTTCTTGATATCGCACTAGAATCTCTTATCTGATCTCCCGTTTCAAATAAAGTTGTATTTATTCCGCCAATAACTTCCTCAATACCATATAATGATTCTGGGTTACCACCATTTAAACTAATTTGATCTTCAAAAGTAGTTCCAGTATTATCAATATCAGGAAAACCATCTCCATTTCCATCAAATTCTTCGATGTCTTGGAATTTTTTATTGAATAAAATGGCTAGTGGATCTGTTAACTGATAAATTACTCCACCTTCAAAATCAATTATAATATGTGGTAATCTTGATGTTCCACTAGCATCTGCCGCTCCACCATCAAATTGAGTAGGACCCCTATCACCTGGAGATCCCCCGTCAATAAAAGCTAAATCATCAACTTGGAATACAACAAATAACTCTCTAGTTAATGGGTCCCAGTTATATACTATTGCAATCTTACTGCTGGAATTAGATTCAACTCTAGTAATTCTATCACCAATATTAAATTCAAAGCCACTTAATCCAGTATCAGGATCATTTTGACTTGTATCGAGAATAACTCGTTGATCATACCTAAAATTTAATCCTCGTGAACAACCAGTAAAACGATTTGCATCTTTTCCAATATATCTAATAATTTCTTTTTCTAATAAAAAATATCCTGTGTTTGGATATTTTGTTGTTGATCCAACATAAATTGAGCTATCTGATCTACCAATATCTCGTGTTAATCCAGTAATATCAAAAAGTGCTGAATTGTATGATTGTCTATTTCTTGCTTTCCTTTTAAGAGTTGCTTGTCTTGCGAATACAACATCAGGAGGAGAAGTATATCCCTTTCCTTGTTCCGTAACAATAATACTTACTACACTACCTTGGTTTATAACTGCTTTACCTTTAGCACCAATGCCACCGCCACCAATAAACAAAACAAATGGCGGAGATTGATAAAATTGACCAGGATTTGTAATAGATACATTAGTAGATAATACTCCCTTTCTATCTACATTTGCAATTCCAGATGCACCCGCTCCGCCGCCACCATCAACCGATAAAAATGGTTCTGTCTCATAATTTCTTCCAGCATTTAATAATGCTATACCAGTAATTGTTTTGGGTACTGCCTTTAAAACAGCTCCGATTCCACCACCACCTAGTATTTCTGCTTCTACATCATAAAAATGTTTGTCGCCTGGTTGGGTTACTTGAACATATTCAACACTTCCTGAAGATGTTAGAAATACTTTTGCATCAGCAGGATCAGGAACCTCCTCTCCTTCTGGAACAATAGGTGTAAATTTAATTCTTAAAGGATCATATCCTTCTCCAGAATCTAATACTTTTACAGAAACAATTTTACCATCTATAATGACTGGATTTAAAACGGCATCTCTAACTGGAATACCACAATTACCAATTCTCAAATAGGGAGGTTGTTCTGGATCATATCCAGAACCAGTATCTTCAATGATTACGGAATCGATTCCGTATTGATCATTAAATACTGGTGTAATAATAGCTCCAGATCCAGGTACTACTGCCATTATCTTTTACCTCTTATTCTTGGAAAAATATGACCTGTTGTGGGTCTTGCTTTATGATTGGATGATGGAGTTAAGTGCCCCGTATGTGGTCGTTTAGGCCAATAATATAAAAATCTATTATTATCATCGGATCCTAAAGTGTCATATGGTGATTGCGATGGCCTCCGAGATCCAGCACTTACCCAATCGGAATTTGGTTCTTGTTTTCGAACCTGTGATGATTTTGCACCATTTCCTGTTTTTATATATGAAACAACTTCTGCTTGACTCATATCTGGTTGTTGTTCTAGAAGACAAGCCAATACACCAGTAACCTGTGGAGAAGCCATGCTAGTTCCACTGGAAACAGTAATATAATAACTACTATTTCTGGGGTCTTGCAGCACAAATCTAGATACACCTTGAAGATCTATTCCCCCATTTGCGTCATAAACCGAAGATATAATTGCATCCCCAGGAGCCCAAACATCTACTCTAGGTCCCCAATCACTAAAATTTACTTTAACATCTTGTGTTAATGAATTAATTGCTCCTACTGAAACTACATTTGCCGCCGCCGCAGGTGTTCCTCCCTGTGCATAATAATAAGTAAAACCAGATGCAATGAAATGATTATTGTAGTCTATATGACCAGAATATGAATGTTCAAAATATCCATTTCCAGCAGCTGCAACTACTATAATACCGTCGTTTATAGCATCTTGTATATCGGCATCAACCGCAGCAACTCTTGCAGGCACACGACTAACAAAGTTTACATTTGGAACTGGAACTCCACTTGCTTCCAAAATTGTTCTTTTCGATGAATTTGGAACGTTTGTCAAAGTTACAGTATTTTGTCTATATGTTACGGACGAAAATCCTGTTATTGCTATGTTTGCACTATAAGTATATCCCCAACTATTGTTTGTAATAGTTGGATTTCTTCTACCTGTTTCTGGATTAATTGGTTTATTTTTATGAAAAGCTCGTATATAATCAAATAATAAAATTGACCAAGAAGTTCCACCATCAGGGGATGTTGGGTAATTAAAATCTATATTATAGATATTAGCATCTCTTGCCCACCCTTGAGTATTTCCAGCAACAGTACCAGCTACGTGAGTTCCATGACTTCCTGAATGAATATACGAATATCCTGTTGTTGCTGTTATTCCAACATATGAAGAATAATCAACAAACCAATCAATCTGTTTTACTCTACTTCCACCAGTTCCATTTTCATTTACTGCAAATTCTGGATGATCTGGATTTATATGTTCATCTACAATTACAACATCAACATTTTTTCCAGAACTAGTTGTTTTAATCGTTGTACTGACAGAATTAGTTTGAGGACTTGATATACTTGAAGATCCACTTCTACCCCAATTAATTGGTTCCGAACCATTAATTACTCTGTATAATCCCCAATTCTTATCTGCATTTGTCCAAAATTGATTTCCACCAACAACATCAAATAGTTCTTTTTTAAAATTAGCAGTTTGCGTCCAAAATGGTGTTGCCTCAATCCCCCGTTCTTCTGGGGGAAGTTCTACAGCAATTATTCTAGAATCATTTTGTAATTTTTGTGCCTCCTCATCATTCAGTAAGTAATGAGTGTTTCTACTAATATCTCGTCGCAACAAACACTCAACTTCTCTATCTGGAATATAATCTGTACCTCCAGGAGTTTCCATATCATCATAGAAACTCTCAAGATCATCGAAATTATTTACCGTTACAATGTACTCTTTTTCCATATCAGAGTTCTAATTGTAGAATATTTAATGTAACATCAACAACGCCAGTGCTGCCAGAAATATTTTTAACTTTCATATAAATGAGTGAAGATGGAGTAGTATCATTATTAAAACCTAGTGTTCCTGGAGTCAATAAAATAGTTTGCGCTCCAGTTGTAATAATTTCTGCTATTACACCAGAGCCAGGAGTTGGGTCTGTTGTTTCTAATCTAGATACATCTGCAGTCCTAGATGTTTGATCAGTATAAATTGTCACCCAAGCAGCACGATTTGTAGTTATTTTCATGAGTAGATATGACTTAAATCCAACAACATCAATATTTCCAGAAGCATTATTTGCCAAAGATGAAGATGTTGCTTGGATCGAAGTTCTCGATGGGGATAATGTGCTGGGAGTATTTAAAATATCACTGTAGTTTAATTTTGAATTTACAAATGTGGTTCCATTATATCTAATTGTTTGTCCTGTAGATGGAGATGATACTGCTACATCTGTCAATCCATCTAAATTTTGAGCACCGATAAGACTTTCTAAGTCTGGTTTATTTGTCAAATCATTATAATTTCCACTAGTTGCTACAGTTGCAAATGCTGGTTTATTAGATAAATCAACATAACTACCAGAGAACAAAGTAGGTTTGTTTAATAAATCATTATAATTTCCACTTAATCCAACAGCAGAGATGGATGGTTTATTAGATAAATCGTTATATTCTCCAGTTGTAGCTACAGTAGAATATGATGGTTTATTAGTCAGATCTGCATAATTACCAGAAAATAAATTTGGTTTGTTTAAAATCTGGGTAATACCAGAAGATGAATTCCAATCAACATTCACTTGAGGAGTTGGAATTGTGGGTAAATTTGATAAATCATTATAACTCAATTTGGAATTTATAAATTTAGTTCCATTTGATCTCAATACATGAGTATTCGTAGTACCACTAATTTCAACGGACAATTCCGATCCATCACCTAAGGCATTATATAGTTCAGTTAATGTACTATTTACTTTTTGTGCTCCTGATCGAATAGTATCACCAGTACCATCATTTGCCTGAGATCCAACACTTATAAGTTGTTTTGTCATTTTTTTAGTGTTCCTACGTGTTTATTTATATCTATTGCTGGTCAAATGTTACTGCATTCGTATCCCACTTAACCTCAGTATCATCAAATTTGAAACCAAATTCTGGTGGAACATTAGGTACTGAAGTATCAATTTCAATTATAGGATAAGAATACCCAGATCCTCCATCAATAACTTGAACTCCAGAAATACCAACAAGTGCTTTTGCTTGAGCATCAAAGCCTGTAGATGAGTTGAATGATATATTTGGTCTAGAAGTATATCCAGATCCACCAGATGTCAGTTGTACAGAAGTTACTCTTCCAGTTATTACAGATACTAAAGCCTCTGCATTTCTCCCGAGAACAGATCCAAGATAATCAAATGTAATTAATGAATTAGATGACTCAATAATAGCAACTTCTCTCTCTTCTGTTTCCCCCTCAATTACTAATCTATCGGTAACTTCAATTGGAGGAACAACTTCAGATGCAATAACATCAACATCGGATCCAATGTAAGAGAATGCAACAAAAGTTGATCCTGCTCTTGGAACTTCTGCAAAAATAATTCTAGATCCAACAAGTTGATATGCAACTCCTGGTTCTTGAATAACACCATTTAATGAAATAATAATATTATTTTCGGGTTTAATAGTAGTTGAAGAAACGCCTTCTGTAATGGTAAGAGAATAGAAAGAATCATTCAATTTTAGATTAAATGTAGATCTCAATGAATCAAATTGGAAACTAATATCATCTAATTGACGAAGCTTACCAAGATATACAGCATGGAAAGAAGATCCCAACGATGGTGCCTCACTAAATTGAATAGTATCATTAAATACATTAAATGATATATCTGGAGGTTGTAAAATTCCATTAACAAATACCAGTAAGTAGCCTTCAATATCTGGTGCATAAAATTCACCATTATTTCGTGTTATTCTAAAAGTATCTTGAACGCCATTAAATCCAACAAAACTTCGTTTAATTCTTCCTTCAATTTTAACTACATTTATAATTCCCGCTTTAAAATTTGATGATGAGATCAATTGGGAATATGGAGATATTGTTCCGACTACATTAGTTAAATAATATCTATATCCAATTCCACTAGGAACAATCTTTTCAATAGATGCATAAGCAAAACTATTATTAGATGCAAATAACTGAACTGTACCTGTTCCTAGTGGGAAAGGATTGTTCTCTTCAAATACACTAACCGTGTCTCCAACATTGAATGTACCTTGAGGATTTACGATCCAGAGATCAACTTCTAAATCGCCAGAAACAACCTCAACATTTACAATTGTTGCAGATTTTACTCCTGGAATTAATCCATCAGCATCTTGCAAAAGATCGCCTACTAAAAATTGTCTTCCAAAGGTAGTGTCTGCATAAGATACTCTCAATTTAGTTATAGTTGTTGTTTTTATGACACTATTAAGATCAGGAACAGTTCCCTCAGCATCAATAACATCAATATAATAACTACTAATGGAAGAATATACTTTTCTCGTTTCCTTAAATTGACCAATCAATCCTTCGGTATCTAGAGTTAATTTTGAATTTGTTGTTGATATAATAGGCGCATTATTATAATAATAATTTAGTACAGTAAATTCTGCATCAGAAAACAATCCATAAACAAATACATTTGATTCCCAAGAACCGATTACATATTTTAATTGCAGTCTATTTCCAATAGAAGTTATCGTCGCCGTATAACCATTATCATCGATTAATATGTTTCCTACTGCAAATGTCCCTGAAGTAATTTGTACATCTAAATCAGTATAATATTCAGACTCTTCTGTAGATATAATTGCAGCAACTTTTGTTCCTTGACCTTGTACTTGTATTGAAGTGTTATTTGTAAATGTTAGATTGGGATCATCATAAACAATTCTAAATTTAGTATATAGATCGGAAATAGTTCCTCTATTATAAGTAATAGATTCAATTTCAGCATAATTATTTGAACTAGAACCGTATATATAGTCTCCAATATTTGCTTCGCCAGATACAGGAGTATATGAACTTCTTGTTGGATATGAAATTGTTGGAATATCAATTAATGTATAACCAACAATTTGATTAATATTAATATATTCTGAATTATTTAATGTACCAAGAAGTATATTCATTCTCTCATCTATAAATTCCTCAATAGTTGTTAACTGGGTTCCCGTAATAGAAATATCACCGTCAGTATATGCATATTGACCAGCAGCTGGTGAAGGAACAACTAAAGTCTCCGCAATCGCAGATTTAATAAATGTTGTAACTTGATTATAAGCATAGATACTCTGAATTAATTCACCATCAAGTGATGTGATAGTTCCTGTTATTGCATCGATATATGTCAATGTAGCATCAACGATTCCTTTATTTCCACCTGTCAATAAATCATAAACAATAGCATCAATAATGTAATCAATATCTCTTAGACATTTTGCATTTCCGCCGGGAACACTAAATCCAGGAAAATTAATTAAAGTTTTCTGAACGGTTTCATTTTTAATATATGATTTATTAAATAGCAATAACTTAGCAGCGTCTCGGTAAAGCTGAGTAGTATTATCTTCACTTTGTCTAATAGCATGATTCATATTCCCATTTGTAACTGCTGTAGTTAAGATTGAGAATAATGTATTAATTGAACTTCTAACATCTGCACAAGAACTTGCACTTGTGTTTGATCCAGTAGCAGGGTCTGCAGTAATTGTTAGATCTTTAACTTGATTCCTTATTGTATATCCTCCCAAGTTAACTGTTACATTAGTAACAATTTCATTTGCAATATTCTTTGCTTCATTAAATGCATAGTTCGGCGGTGTGCCTTCACCACCTAAGTAACTATTAAATGTATAAATTTCTGAATTATCCCAGGTACGAGCATTTCCTCCATTCCTTAGATCATAAATGATTCCATCTAATATTATGACAATATCATCCTTACAGTCTTGATTTCCATTTGGAAAAGTAAATCCGGGATAGAATGTCTGCATTCTACCAACTGCAACATCTGCAATTAAGTATTTGTTAGAGTTAATCAAATTAGATGCATCATAATATCTTGAGTATTTTTCATTTCTTTCTGGAATTAAAATACCTACAGCAAGATTAAATAACGTATCAATTGCCTGCTTTACTCTCTCACAATTTCCTCCATATGTGCCATCATCAGGAGTGATGGTATTATCCGTTGTTCTTACAGCAGTAGATTCAAATTCACCAGTTAGTGGTGTATAAGATGTATTGGTTGTACCATTAATAATCCAATTATCAATAGCATATTGGCATAAAATATTTACTCTTTCAAATGCAATAGCAGTAGGTAAAATTTCATCTTTTACATGAGTTATATTTCCACCTTCTTCTACAACATAATATTTCATAGCATCAATTATATTTACATTTCCGCCCGTTAATAGATCACTAATAATTGCAGGTAAAATAAAGTCTTCAATATCTCTTTCACATCTTTCTGAACTCCCAGTTGGATAAGTAAAAGCATTATTTTGAACTCCATTTAGAGTAAATCTTGCCCACTGTTCTATGTATCCTGTAGATTCTTGTGCAATAAACTTTTTATTAAACCAAATGCGATCAGCAGCATCCCTAAATACTTGCCCAGTAGGAGCAAGTATATCGTTTACAAGATTCCAAAGAGTATCAATCGCAGATTTAACATTTGCACAAACTGGTGAAGAAGTATCAGCAGTTATGTTTATTGGTAAATATGGTATCTTATTAGTATATGTTGGAGTAGTACTTAATGTTCCATCAACTGCATTTTGACAAAGAACACTCATTTCTTTATGAGCAAATAAACTTTGTAAAAGTTGCAATCTAATAAATTTAACAACACCGTTTCCATCTAAGTAAACTCTTGCAGCTCCAGTTGTATTATAAGTACCGCCGTATTCAAGATCAGTAGCTACAGCATCAAGTAATAAAGATAGATCTAATTTACAACGATTAGTTCCATCAAGTGAAGTTGAATCATCTCCAGGAATTAATAAATCTGTATATCTTGCCTTCATTCTTCCAACGGCTTCGTCAATAATATATGTTTGATTTTGTCTAATTAAATTAGCAGCATCCCTAAAGCGATGTTGTGTTGATGCATCAATAAATGGAGCAATAATATACTTGTTAGTAGTATTGACCTGTCTAGTAATTATTGGTACCTCAATGTATTGAGATACTTTAGCACTTATCGCACCCGAAGAGATAGTTTCTTCGGAAGTAAAAGTGCCTGTTCTAGATCCTAAATATAAGAATTTTAGTGCATAATTGACACCGATAATTGTTGCTGTTGCACCAGAAGTTACTCCAGTAACGATTTGACCTTGATTAAAATTCCCTCCAGACAAAGTATGATAACTTAATTTTTTAATATATAGAGTTTCATTTTCAGAGAAATGATTATTTTGATTTGTATAATTAATTCTAACACTCTGAACAAGATCATCAGCAGCTACAGCACTTGGTGATCCTCCATCATCAGAAATGTTTGTATTTCCATGTATTAATAATACTGTATTAATATTATTAATAAATGGAGTTGCGGAAGGTGTAAATGTTGCAGTATATCTTACTATATTAGATACCCTTATTTCATCCAAATATCCATTAAATTGATATTGATTTACATAAGTATCATCATATCCAATCATTAACCCTGAAGCGTTTGCCGATGCAGAGGAAATTCCAGTATGAACTAACGTTCCATTTACAAACGATTTAATTGTTGATCCTGTTCTAGACCAAGCAACATGAGTCCATTGTCCTACTTGTACAGTAGGTCCCGTGGATTGTTGATTAATCGTATCCCCATCATATGAAATTAAATATAATGTACTTCCACTCTTACTAAGACCCCAATAGAAATTTGGACCTCCAGTTAAAGAAAATACCATAGAGTATGTTCCTGCTGGGAGAGATGGTAGATATAACCATGTCTCTAATGTATAATTGCCAAAATTAAAATCGGATGCATTTGTAACTGTTAGATAATCTCCATCTCCATCAAAATATACGGATCCTCCATCAAATTTAGATTCGGTTGTAGATGCAGTAACATTTCCAGCGGTAACAATAGTTTTTGCTGTTCTAAAATTATACGCATAATCCATTAAAATATTTTCTGCATTTTCATACGCAACAAAATTAATTTCATATTTTTCAGAATCATCATCCATATTAGTAACTTCTATTAAAGATTTACTAATATCATCAACAACTGCATTTGGTTTTAATGGATTAATTATTCTAGTGAAAAGTAGTCCTGTAAAAGTGCTTGGATCACTAATAGAAATTGAAGACACAAATTGATTGGGGTTAAAAGGATCAATGTATGGCGCTATACCAATAACTTTTGCGATTATTTCAGATCCAGCACTATAAATAAAGTCATTCAATTTAATATTAAGTAGGCCAGATGGATTTCTGTACGTACCTGAAGTTTTACTAATAACAATTTTATTAGTCGGAACATCATTTGTTAAATTAATTTCTTCAATTACTGCAGTATCTCCAGCAACATTTGTAATTGATTCTTGGAATCTGAATATGTTTTGATTTGTAACGATAACTTGACTTGACAATGTAGCATTCAATCCTGTAGCTGCAACTATTAAAACTTCATCAATTTGGAATCCAGTGCCGCTAATATTAAATACAGTAATTATATTAGTAGTTGATTTAATGACAATTGCGGTTGTATTTGATGTAAGACCTCTAATTGTATTACCTAGTTCTGGTAAAATACCAGATGTATTTCTAATAGTTAAATCTGTAGATGTTAAAAATTGTACCGTTACTGTTGCATAACTAATTTTTGTTGGCGCAGGAGGTGGTTCTGAAAAAACAATATTACCCTGCTGAATTTCGAATGCAGATTTTGGTGGTTGTACTATTCCATTAATAGTAATTAAAAATTGACTTGCATCTGCTACAACTGGACTTCCATCAATTGTTATTGGGAATGAAATTCTTTCTCCATCAAATAAATTAGCGATATCATCTAATCTCTGAACAACAGAGGTCAAAATTTCTTCGGATGATGTCAATCTCTTATTTCTAAATAATATTTGTGTGTTATCAAAATCAGAATAGATTGGTTCAACAATTGCATAATTTTTAATAACGTCAACTACAGAGCTTTCAATTAAATTAACACTCTTGCTCAATTCAAAATCTGTCTTATCGGACAATCCTTTGCCGCCGCCTTCAAGAGCAATTTCTCCAAATACTTTAAATCCAGCAGGATGAACATTATCAATAACCGTATTTCTCCACATTTCAATTGAAACTGGCGATTTAATATTGTATGAGAATTGTTGATATAAGTAAGAGTCTTGAATTTTTTGGACGATTTCACTTGGTTTGCCAACATCATCCAAGAATTTACCTACAGTATTTGTAATTGAATTAACTTCAAGAACTCCTTTTGCAATACTAATGTTTTCAATGGTTCCATTTGCTTTTGAAATTAAACCCGTAACAGATTGTCCTACTTCAAATGTACCTTGAACATCAATGAGTTTTAATAAACGTGGTCCCGTTTGCCAACCCTCATTTACCGAAACATATCCAGTCGCAGATGAATTATTAATTGATTCGCCCTGAAATACTAATTCTTTGGATAAAAATCTTCCAGTTTCTACGATTGCTTCTGCCGATCCACCAAATGATGATGTCAAAATAATTTGTCTTCCAGTTCCACCATTAATAAATGTAATATAATTACCACTAATTGCATCTTGTTGTGTTAATGCAATTCTTAATTGATCATCTTGCAATCCATTACTTTGACCGCTAATTGCATAGTAAATTTGTGTTGGTGAAAGATATCCAAATGATGTAAGAGGAAATTCTGGACGCGGGCCAAGACTTTCATTTTGGAATTGTACTTCAACGGCATTTGTAATTCCATGAGGGAAAGCAAATTGGAAAAGCCCCAAGTCTAAATTAACTACGTAAGTAAATGAAGATTTTAACGTTATAATTGGTGGAGTAGAATATCCTGTTCCTGGATTTTTAACTAAAATGTCACTAATTCTTCCGTTCTTGATAATTGCTTCCGCAGATGCTCCTGTTCCACCACCACCAGTAATCAAAACCTCTGGAGGAGTAGTATATCCAGTACCAGGATCAATAATTTTAATAGAGCTCAATATACTAGTATTGCTTAACTGAACATTGACTGGGAATGTAATTTCTGGACGAAGAGTATAATCATGAGTATAATTAAAACCAAAATTATTATTTTTTAATTTTTTAATTTTACCAATATTGTCTCCACGAGTAAAGATTGCTGCCCCGCTCCCTTTTGGGGGAATTACAACATTTAAAACTGCTCCAGATCCAGTAAGTAGAGGACCTAGAATACCGTCAATTCCATCCACATCAATAGAAGCATTTGTATATCCTTTACCTGGATCGGTCACAGTAACCTCAACAATTTGTCCAGCAGGATCGGTCGTTCCATCTACTATCAAAGATACTTTTCCTCCAGCACCATCACCCAAAATAGGAACACCAAAATATTCACCAGCCTCATATTCTGTTCCTGGTTCCACTATTTCAACTCTTTCAATTTTTCTGCTCGATTCAATATCCGAAATTAATGGTAGTTTTTTATAAAAACCTCCACCATTAACTAATTTAATTTTTGCAATTGGACCTACAGTTTTTGTTGATGTTGTTGAATAATAAGATGTCAAAACATTTGCTGTTTTTTCTGGTTCAAATGGTATAATAAATTTAAATTTATTTGGACCTTGAGTAATACTTCCTCCATCTAAATCAGTAACTGTATATGTTCCGATATATGGACTTGTAATTACATCAATATAAGAAGAGGTATTTACGGGTCCATCTTCACCTAAGTTTGATGGATCTGCGTAGTATGTAATGTTAGAAGCATCTTCTGTTATTTTAAATGATATGAATGGAGAGTTTCCTGGTTCATCAAATCCTGGTGTTCCCTTTCGAGTAATATTTTTGAATGTATATTCAATTTTATATAAATTATCTCTATAGAAAGACAAATAATGACCCTGCATACTAGTATGAGCAGTATCAAATGTATATTGTTGTCCGTAAATAAATTTGAATATTGGATTTTTTACAAATATCTTTAAAGTTGAACTTCCTAAAGATGATGTTGGCACATCTCTAAGTTTCAATAAAAATTCTTTTTTCGAAATAATTGAATAAATATCAAAAGTTCCGATCAAAGGACTATATGTTGGATTAGTGGATGCAAATACAACATTCTCATTTGTTAAATAATGGGAAGTTGTAGATCTAATGAACATCAATTCTGTATTTAAAATCGTCGTCAAGGTTAATACTTTAGTTAAATTTGTAACCAAGCTAATTTGAGTAACTGCTGTTAATCCAGTTATGACTGCAAGAGTTTTTGTCTGGTTAAATGATATTTGATTGCTGTTAATTGTAACTACTGATCCCACAACATACGTAGATCCAGATAAAGTAGCATCTATTCTAATTAGATAATCATCATCCGAATAATCTTTGAATTTTGCTGATACCGATCCTGGAATATTAAACTCAAATGTTCCTGGAGTAGTTGCATTAACATTTGCGAATGTATATGCTTTAATTTCATTAATAAAAAAATCTGATGCTTCCAAAGAACCTGTGTTTAATAAAAAAGTACCAGTAATATCACCAACAGAAATGGTATTATTAACTAAATCTTTCTCCAAAATTCTTGCTACGGCAACAGTGGCACCCAAAGAATTTTTTTGTTTTATAATAGTATTGGTATTAAAATCAAAACTTTGATTAATCGTTAATTTCTTAACATTATCTGCCTTTTCAACATTAAAATAATTGAAAAAGAATTTATTTAATACTGTACTACTAACTTTTACCTTAGATGCACCAACAGCTGGGATGGTAGCAGTTCTACTAGACCACAAATCATAATAGTTTGTAATAGTTGCGTAATTAATACCCAATCCCGAAGAAACGATATTGAAATCTAAAATTTGGAATCCCTCAGAACCAAGAATATAATCTGTTTGGATAGTTGCAACATCTTGTTCGGAAGATGTCAAACTATAAGAAGATCTATTTAAAATTATATTATTATTTGGTAATGTTATATTACCCGTTCTTACAGTATCTAGATTATTATCTGTTTTAAATACAAATCCATTTGGAGTGCTATAATTGACTATACCATGAGCAGTAGATGGTAAAACACCAGAAGTATTATAGTTGCTTAGACGTAACTCATCCACTCTCATAGGATTAGAAAAAGAACCGGTGGTGCTTCCAAAATCAATTTGAGTTGGATTAATATTGGTAGAACTTGTAACCTGTAAATATTGAGTGCCGTTAACATATACCGTATAAGTTGCAATTGTATTAGCAAATGATTTTGTTAGTGCAATATGCGTATATCCAGCATTCATTAATGTAGTGACATCAGTTTGAGTACTCGAAGATGGAGCAGAGCCATTTATTTGTGCTCTAATTTTTCCGTAGTTTGCTCCAGTTGTACTATTGATTTCAATAATTAAAGTGTCAGTATTACTAGTAATATTGATCAAATGTGGATCTTTTGTAGTAGTTGTTGAAGTATATTTGAACCAACCCTCTAAAGTCCAAGATGAAGAAGTGATAGTTGTAGTACCACTCATTTTAGCGCTAAGTGGAATATCATATGCATTAGTGCCGTATTTTGGATCTGTAACTATAGTTACAGATCCAACAGTAACTAAACTAGAAACTCTTCCAGTTGCATCATTATAAGATGATTCAGCATTAAATAAAAACTGAGTTCTATTTTCATATAACTGTCCGATAATGATTGGATCTCCAGAACTGTCCGAACACACTGAAGATATTTCATATCCTTTCTCATATAATTTTGTAGTTGCGGGCCCAGCGATCTTAGATGAATTTTTTATTGATCCATCAAAATTAAATTTAATGATACCTATTGTTTTAACTGAATCTGAATTTATATAAGTGTATCCTGCTGTTATTTCTCCAAAAACATCTATAGAACATTTTGCCGGCACGATGGAGAAATTACCAGTATCAATTGTATTAAATTTACTTTTTAGTATATCTCCAGTATTGTCCAGTCTCATAAAATGTAATATCTTTCTATCACCTGTTGCAATTACTTCTGCACAGGAAGTAATGTAAATTTGATCATATTCATCAATAATTGCTGAAACGTCTGTAAATTTATAACCACTATAAGAATATCTTTTAGTCCATTCAACTAATAACCTATTTCCAGACATGTATAGTTTGCAAACTAGAATATCTGTGTCTGAAGTTGTACCAATTAAATATACAATATTTTTACTATCAATTAATACATTATTAATTTTTTCACTTTGATTAACAGATGTAATTTTTCTTTTGGTTATGACATCACCATCAGAATTTAATAAAATTAAAAATCCATCATAGATACTAACTGTATTAGTATTTGTATAACCAGCAACAAGAATATTATCTCCCATACATGATATAGAAGTAACAATATCTGATCTTGTGATACCACTAATACCTGCCAGTTCTTTTTGCCAGGTTAAAGTTGCTTCTGATCCAGTAACATTCTCCGTATAACGTGCAATTAAAACATCCGGATTGTATGCTGCGTTCAAAGATGGGTTTGGTTTAGTTCTACCAACAACATATACTTTTGATTCCTTCTTACAAACAGCAACGAATTCACAGTAATTATTTGGTGTTGCTAGCGATGTTGATGATAAAGATTTTGTATAATAAACTGTACCGTCAGTACTTAATTTTTGAATTACCCCAATAGTATTTAAATCGGAATTTTGAGAATAACCAACTGCATAAATTGATTTGTCGGTATGTACATAACCACCTAAAAACTTAACGTTATTTGCAGGAGAATACTGTTGAGTAAAGAAATAATCTGCTCGCCTATCTATTTGTGGATGACTTATCCTAATGATAGGATTTTCCTCATATCCAAGTCCTGAGTTAATAATTTCAAATTTTTCAATAGTACCATTTGACGTTACAATTGGTTTTATACTTGCAAATTGACCACTATCTGATTCGATTTGAACCGTTGGTCCGGTATCTGTAGAATATCCCGTTCCAATACTATCTATTGTTAATTTTTCAATGCCAGATAATGATTCGACTAAAATGGTCTTGCTACTTGGCTCCATTTGTGGAGTTGTACCTATGATTACTTTGTCACCAACCAAAAGATTATGGGGTTCTGAAGTAGTTACAACTGCTTTGAACTGATCTCCTATAGAGTCGTATTCATATGTATATGCAGTAATAGTTTTACCTTGAATTTCCGAAATACGTGCTGAAGCACCATAACCAGAGGTTCCAGTGTCATCAAATACTAATCTGTCATTAACTTGATAGTTATCACCTGTATTTTCAATAAAGAAATCGGTTAGTTTAGCATCTTCAAATTTAGTTGTTGTTTCAACTTCAATATCAACTTTTGATGATATTTCAATTTTTGGAAAATAGTCAAAAATTTCTAATTTTTGCTCTTCAAAAATAATATTTGGGTCATCTATCTCATCTTGTGTTATAATACCATCTTTATTTTCATCTTCAATTTCAAATGCAAGAAAATCTCCGTTTTCTAATGTTAATGCATTTGTAGATTCATTTGGTACTCTTTCAACATCAATATCGACATTTTCAAATGGAGTTCTATAACGAACTACACCTGTTGGAATATTTGATTGTGTTGCAAATTGATTTAAATTCCAAGTTTCAGGATCGGAATAATAAGATGGACCTATCGCATATGGGAATTTAGCCGCGCCCGCAGAATCTATTGTAATAAAATATGCATATATGCCATTTGGAAATTCTGGAGTCTTGCAAAATCTACCATTATATTCGTCCAAATAAACAGCCAAACTATTAAAAGTATATTGATAATCTTCTATAAATGAACCTGCTGGATATTGGGATAATAATGGTCCTTCAATTCTAACTGGGAAGGGATTAGTATTTTCATTATAAACTAAATTAGTTTTTAAGACATAACTACTTTGAATAGGGACAATACTACTGGATAGCAAAGTTGGATCCTGCAATCCATATGGTCCGTAAATTGGATTACCATCAAAAGCCCAACCGATTATGGGGGAGTGTTTAATAATAGTATTTTCTACTAATTCACCATCATCTGAAATAATTAAACTATCACCTAAAACATATCTCATTCGTTTTGGGTTACCAATATGAGCATATTCTCCACCAAATTGATTATTAAATCCTTCAAAAACTGAACCTTCAGCACTATCAAAAACAACTTGTGTTTTTAGGTTAAAAGTCCATTCGAAAATTTCAGATTTAAATTCTGCTCCTTCTCCAATTGATTCTAATCTAATTTGAGTTGTGCCTGAATTATATCCAATACCTTTGTTTATAATTGTAATTGATGTTACTCTCCCTAGTTCAGATCCTTCAGTTGAAATAGTTGCCTTTGCAATTGCTCCATACCCATCTCCAGTAATCGTTACTTTAGGTGCAGTTGTATAACCAAATCCAGCAGAAATAATAGCAACAGAAATAATTCTTCCGTTGCTGACATATGCTTGGGCAGCTGCCCCCTCACCACTGCTAATTTTTATGTCTGGATTTGAGGTGTAACTTGATCCTGAGTTTGTTACTTTAATTTCTTGTATTGGTCCTCTAACAACTGCTTTAGCTAAAGCGCCAGCACCTCCACCGCCTGTAATTGCAACAATTGGTTCTGATATATAACCTTGACCAGCAGTATTTACCAAAATTTTTGTAACAATTCCATTAGTTATAATTGCTGTTCCTGTAGCACCAACACCAGTTTCTCCATATACCGAGACCAATGGAGACTCTGTATATCCACTTCCTCCAGAAATAACTTCATAATCTACAACAGATCCATTTACAACAACAACTCCTTCTGCTCCAGATCCTCCACCACCAGTAAATGTAGCAATTGGTGGGATCGCAGCATCATAATTTTTACCCGAATTTAAAATTTTTACATTTGTTACTGGTCCAAAGGGATAGGTTGTTTCTGATTTATAATTCCATAAACTAACACCATTAACCAAACTACCTATTGGTCCTGGATATGTTTCGGTTTTAACTGAAATTGTATTTGGTATTCTTGGAAATTTATATAATTTTCTTTGATTTCCTGGTAAAAGTGCTGTTCCCAAGAAAGGACCAATTTTATAATTAGGAATTCCAGATGCAGCAATATAAATGTGAGTATTATTCAAGAAAGAATTTTGAATATTTGATGGAAATTTGCTAATAGCAGTGTTAATCGATGTTGAATCACTTTTACCTGTGTTTAAGTCGATTGACAATAAAATATTTCCTTGGGCATTTTGGATAGCTGGTTGAGGAAGAGCATATTTAAATACCGTTGCACTTTCTCTACTAATTACTAAAAATTTACCGTTATAAACAATTGGATTGCCTCCATAAATTGTAAATTGATCTCCAACTAATAAACCATGAGATTCAGTACAGGTAACTGTGGCAGTTTGATTGTTTAAACCACCATATGTAATTGTAGTGACCTTAAGTAATTTTTTAACATTATACAACCAACTCGTGACTAATTGAGATTCATCAGTGGTCCCAAGTTTTGAAATTGTTAATTTATCACCACTCAAATAATACTGTCCATTATCAAGAAGGGTGGTTTTATTAGCATCAACAATTCCAAAAATGCTCAATACTACTTCTTTAGAAGTTCCTTTATTAGCATAGACATAAAAATTAGATGTTACTGTGGAACCTGCATCCCACTGTTGTGCAACAGTATCATTAATACCTCTTGTACATTCAATAAATTGTGTAAGAGTTTTTTCTTTATATCTAATAGTTTCTGAACTAATAACAAGTTCCCCATTTCTTTCTGGCCAACCAATAGTGGAATCTACATTAATAATTAAATCTTCAGATTCAAGTCCTTCAACTAATTTTGTTGCATATGGAATAATAAAATAACCATCCAGACTTTCTTCCGATATAATTAATTCATATACATCATAATTTTCTGTTTGTATAGCAATATAATTTTCAATTAAAGCTCTTGCATACCCAATATTAGAATCAATACTATCTTCGAATTGTTCTAACAAAGAATCTACAAGATTTTCAGGATCTCCTGATATCAATTGACACCTAATAACAGTATCAACAGACCAACTTGATGCAGATGGTTTTATAATCTGGTCTTTTGGATAAGTTACATCAATATTAGTTCCATAAAGCAACTTAAACAAATAGGATATTGAAAAAACTGTGCCTTTGGAAGCATAAAAATCTTTAATACTTGAAAGTACATTTTTAATATCAATACTAGACAAATCTGGAGTTGGTAATCCAGGAAGATGTTGATTTATTATTTTTTCTAGTATTTTTTTCAAAAACAATCCATCTAAACTAATAACTTTACTTCCATTTACATGTTGGGCAGCAACTGATGAAGTTTCGTCCTTAAAAATTATATTATTATCTGTATCGTAATCTACAACACCACTTACTCCTCTAGAGCAATGTACAAATTCTGATTTTTGATATCCTGTTCCTGCACTAATAATATTATATCCTGTTACCTCATCTTCTCCAATTGTTGCCGAAGCTTTGGCACCCTCTGCAGTCGAGATATAAATTTTAGGTGGATATTGTTTTGAATATCCTTCGCCAAAATTTGTGATATTAATATCAATAATTTCTCCATTAAAAATAGATGCCTGAGCCGTAGCACCAGTACCTCCAGAAAAAATACCTAAATTATCTTTTCTATCATCAACAATATAAACACTAGGAACATTAGTGTATCCAAATCCACCACTTAATAACTCAATACCAATAACACGTCCAAAGTCATCAACTTGAACATCTAAGATTTGAGCTCCCGTTGGTTGTATCACTTTAACTCTTGGTGTAACAGTATATCCTCTACCAGGAACTGTAATATTTACACTAATCAATTTACCATCATTGTTTAATACGCCTTTAGCGATTGCTTGAATTCCATTTTCTTCCTTCGGCGGATCAATATAAATTTCTGGAGGTACGGTATATCCAAATCCACCAGAAATAACTTGGATACTACTAACTCCATTATTTTGATTGAGAAGGACATTACCTACAACTGCTCCAGTAGGATTGATAAACTGTATTCTAGGAACAAAATCATAACCACTTCCACTATTTTCAAGCGTTATTGATTCTATATGACCGTCATCATTTACTGCAGCAGATGCAGTTGCAGAAAACGATCCCTCTAAAGTTGGAGCAGTGATAATAACAGCTGGAGGATTTACTTTGGAATATCCTTTACCACCATCTAACAGAGTGATATTATTGACACCACCAACTAAAGCTTTTGCAGTTGCATATTGACCGTCTGAGCTACTAATTATAACTTTAGGTGCATTATTTAAAGTATAACCACTACCCCCAAAAATAGATAAAATTTTAGTTATTTGACCATCATCATTTACAACAGAGTATGCTTTTGCTCCAGAACCTATAGATAAAATTGGAGCATTAATATATTGTACAAATATTTGATTTTGTGGGCTGGCATTAAATATAATATAATTTTCAAAAATTGAAAAGTCTTGATATGGTATTAATAATTTTCCATCTGCAATTGCTATAACAAGAGTATCAGCAGATGGGTAATATGAAGTATTATTTACTCTTAATGGCCAAATACTTTTTGGTGTCGTTGTGGGAACCATCGAATCCATAATATCAATTTCGGAATTGCTATATCCTTTCAAATATAAAATTGATATTGAATCTAAATTATCAGATAAACTTATATTATCAAATGTTCTTGGTGCTGTAGTAAATTCTATCTGAGATCCAACAATTCTATAATCAATTATGGGTCTTAAAGTTACTCCATATATAGTAACAATCAAATGACTTTCTGATTCTGGAAAAATAGGAATATCATTAAATCTTAAAGGAAATGATTTTGTAATACCATTAAATAATTCATACGGATTAAAAAGTTCTATAATTTTTTTTCGAAATTCTTCATACGATATTCCAGATCCCAAAATTATATTTGGAGATTTTTTTAATGATTCATAGTATATTACTTCATTATTAATTAAAAGTGTTCCGTCTTGAGAAACAAATCCTTCTGTACTTTGAACTGGAATATTTGTTTCCGTATCACTAATTGATTCAATCAAATTACTAAAAGAATCTATGATTGACAAATCATAGACTGATAGATTTAAATAATCTAACAGATTATTAATAATACCTATAGAACCACCATTTTTTTCCTGTGATTTATAATATTCTACTAAAAATGACTCGAACAATGAGCTATTTTCTTTAATAAAATCAGGAAGTTGATTTAAAATCGAAAGTGATACTGATGCTTTCTGCATTTTTACTATCTCTCTATAGTATTATTTAACAACATTAAACAAAACAACTTAGAGCAGCTGAATCTACTGCAACTGGACTTGTAAATGTAAATAAATCTGGAGACGCGACTAATCCATCTGGTATTCCAGTAGATCCTCCAACAGCAGAATCTGGAATATTGGGTCCAATAGTAATATTAGGCACACTCAAGGATAAAATTGCTCCTGAAGGTACAGTTATAGAATTTGGGTTTAGCGGGTTGATAGAAACAACAATAATTGATGGAATAGTTGATGTTGAGCTCGAATCTGATGTATCTGAATCTACCTGAACATTACCACCAGCATCTCCTTGAACAGGGGAGGAGTCGTTAATTGATTTTAAAGGTTTTTCAAATAATGGCCCTACAATTACTTTTCCCGTAGTGCAATCATATGTACCTGCATTTTTATTAGTTATTACAAATTTATTATTCTCAGTATAATAAGAAATTAAATTACCATTACCATCATCTCTTAAATATTGAGCTTCAGAAATACCAGGTGTGTAAAATCTTGATGATCGTACTGTAAATCCAGCAGCAGAGTCGCAGGAACAATTTAAAGCTACTCCAAAATCTAAATTCCATTTTTTTGGAGAACCTAAAATGTCATACTCAATTGTTTTGTATGGAGTAATTGCAAATTGAACATCATTAATATTTTCATCTGCGTTTAATATTATTTTTTCTAATTGCGATAAAGATAAAGTTTTACCAAAATTTCCAAGATCCTGCTCATTACCAAATTGCTGAATAGCAGATTGAACTTTATTTTGGATATCTACAGATGTATTTGATGATAACGTACTTTCAGATAGAACACTTTTGAAAGTATTTGCAGCAATGAAAACACCTAAACTCAAGTAGTATTCATCTGGATCTACAATTATGGTTTCTATAGATGCCATGGCATAAGGTTTTAATTTTGAAATTAATTCCTTTTTCGTTAAATTATTTAATTTTGTCCCCGTACTAGTTTTAATTGCTACAATTACTTTTCCATAAACAGGAGGACTTAATAATTCACCGCCAAATACATTTACATATTTTGCATTTGGATATATATTTCTAATGATTGCCTCATAATCTTTAGACGTAACAGCTCTATTTTGTGTAGCGTAGTATTTTGGAGCATTAAATTTTATAGATCTAATACTTTCTGGTTCATCACCAAGTTGAGATTTATCATTTACTGTTAGATCAACAGTTAATGATTCACTGCCATTAGAATCTTGAATAATTCCGATATATGACATTGAATGTATATTATTTGCTAAACGAGTATTTGTTTTTAAATATTCAATATAAATTACCTCATTATCAACTAATTTTCTTCCTATAATTCCATCTCCAAAGGATACTTCATACCTTCTATCATTAGTTTCATTTAAAAAATAAATTTTATCATTCGACTCAACAGTTGTTATGTTTTTTACTAGATTATATCTATCATATTGCGTAGACTGTACATTTGGACGAACATAAACTCTAATCGTATCAGTATCAACACTATCATTTGGAACAATAAATGATTGATTAATTGTACTATCTACAATATATTGATATGAAAGTAAATTTCCCTCATAGATTATAAACGGTCCAAAACTAACTAATCCTGTTGATTTATTAACAGGAGATGTAATGTCATCTAATGTAACAAATGTATATGACCTTCCGTTTAAAGTTCCTGTTGTAATATCTCCTTTTTTAACTGTAGCGGTAGTTGGAAAAGTTCCATCGATCGATAATGCTGTTTGTGCAGTCAATGTAATACAAGCTTTAGCAGCAGTAGCAGATTTTGGAGTGTAGTTTAGGTAACGTGCAAGTGAAACTACATTATCTCTAATTGACGCTGTATCTAAGAAAATTTCATTCAATGCCATATTTGCATTGAATGCACTATAATAAGTATTGTATGCTAAAACATCAATTAGGTATGATAGAGTTGATCCAGTGAAGTCATAGTCAGTAAATTCTCTACGAGTTCTTAGGTATGACTTAATAGATTCTCTAATTTGATCAAAATCTAAACTAACTAAATTTGTTGGTTTCATGAGTCGGATGGCCTTTCTAGAATAAACTGGTTTTGTATAATTTTAGGTTCACCAATAATTCTATAAGTCACTACTACAACTGCAGCATCTTCATTATCTAAAACACCTACTGAAACTTCTTGAACCTCAACTCTTGGCTCATAATTGTTAATAGTTCTTAAAATTTTATCTTGAAGTTCCATACCACTGAAAACGTCCAGTGGTTCAAATAACATATTATAAACATCAGATCCTATAGTTGGTTGCATTAATCTTTCTCCAAAACGTGTTTGGACCAAGTTTTTTATAGATTGTGTAATTGCAATTTCATTTCTAACAGGATAAATGTCTCTTGTAATCGGATTACTCCTAAAGTCAATATTTATATCTGAATAGGATCTAATATATCTAGTTTCTTCTGAAGACCTTAGTGGCATTAGAATAATCTATAGTATCTATCGATTATTTATACTAATTAATGCCATCTTTCTACATAGTCATCAAATCCGCCTTTTCCACCACAGGGTCGAGAATATCTATCCGATGGTGGCTCATTTGTAGGTTTTTTGGTTTTGTTTAGATAATAATCTGCCGATGAGTCGGTAATCAAGCAAACTGTTCCAAAATCTTGTTGCATTAGGTTGATATTTCGATCTGGATTGGGTGAAATTGCCATTTATTTTCTCTGTAAAGGTTGAACGGAACTTTTTACGGGGTTACTATCCCGTTAATCAATATAAAAACCAGTTCTTAAATAACTTTCGTCCTCAATATAGTTATAAGATTCCATATTTTTTAAATCATCATCCTTCCAAACAGGTATAGCAACACTATTACCATATCTAAAGTTTGGATTTATCCTAAAATGAACCTCAATTAAGTGATTTCCAATAAATTCACAATTAATGTATTCATAATTACCAACTAAATCATTCAAAACTTCTGGAAAATTCACATTTTGATCGATTTTTTCCCACTTTTTCCATTTATAAAGAGGATCATATGGATCCTTTGTACCTAAAACAACCAATTCAGACTTTTTATTCCTAAAATCGACGCTTATATGATTCCCATGAAAGATCTCACACCAAAATTCAGATGGATGATACTGTTCTGTGTGTTTGTAAACGAATTCTTTACGGGCATAACGACTCATTCCAAGCATATTCATGATTGGGCGAATAATATAAAAGTCGGGTTTAGGAACATAAGACCCTGTTGGTCCACATGTGTATCCCAAAACCCGACTTAAATTTAATTTATTATAGATCCACAAGTCTGAAGTATGAATCGATTCCCATTCTTCATGTGTATCTGGAAAGTGCATGGATTGCGTTAAGTATCGATACTATTTAACCTTGCCCTCTACGGGATTTTCTTTTTCCATTACGAGAAGTTGCACCAAAATGTGTATTTTGAGACTGTCCTTGGCGAGTTTTTTTCGATTTTTTCGATATACAACCCGAGTTAATTGTTCCAACGTTTGTTTTTGCCATATTTTTTCTCCGTAGAAAGATATATTATACCATAAAATTGATTATTTGCCAACGACTACGTTTATAGAACCCTTAGATATCTTAGCCATACATGGAGGACCCAATGGATCTCCAATTGCAGCAACTCTTCTTCCCTCAAAAAACACTGTTGTTGTAGTTGCCTTGACTACTCTAATATGTCCTTTTCCTGGACCTTTAAAGGCAGAATCCTCGGTCGATAATTGACTGCCAGTACAAGGTATAAGAACAGGAACAGCACAAGGAGAACATGTCTTGGGAACGGGTGGGCCCGCAAACATGTGCTGAATCATGTTTGTTACTGGAGTTATATGTGGGGTCAAAATATCTCCATCAACTAAAGGTATTAGTCCATTCACTTTAATGGTCTTAACTGCGGTTGCAGGAGTGTCATGAATGGTAGTTTGAGGTGGCCACTGAATTGTTTTTGAAATAGCTGCTAATGGCTTTGTTTTTGCCAATGGATTTTGGCCCCCAGATTCTACTGGACAACCTTTTGGGACAGGATTGCAGCATGGAGCTCCACTTCCAGGTCCTACATGACCTACAGTGGTTTCATGTATATTTGCTGGTATTGGTTTTCCCTCACCAGTACATGTTCCTGCTACTGTTCCTACAAATCTAGGCATTATCCTTCTGCTACTATTGGATTAGATAATTGTGATGGAGCTCCGGGAAGATAATTTTCAGATGCTCCAATAGTATTATTTATGTCTATTTGATTAATTGCTACCCCATTTTCATAGACTCTACCACATTTAAAATCATATGGATTGCCATATTTTTCTAACGACTGAGTAAAAATATCACCTTCTAAAGTCAAATCATGTAAAACCATTAATCTTCCGGTGATTTCATAATCATGACATCCTTCATAGACATACTGAGGTCCAAATTTAGTCTTAACACCAGATCTTGTATATCCCTCAAACAAATCCTCTGAATATGGAAGATTATAACTACCAAAAGGAATCCCATATTGAAGTCCATCCTCTTCACCATCATAATATGTTGGAAATGCATAGACTTGACACCAAGCATCTTCCATGCTTACATTTCCAGATCCATATTGACTTACTAAACTGTTATATGCAGATATCGTTGCTGCATCGGTTTGAATACAAGTTTTGCATGGACCACGATCATTAACATAATCTTTGCCTGCAATTTTCACGGCAAGGTTTATATTAATAATAGTATGTGGACGTGGATCAGGACAAAATTGACTTACCATATATTTTATATCTGCTGTAGCACAAGGCAAATTGTAAAAAGCATATTTTACTCTTGACGCAGTTGGTCCATCATATATAAATGTTCTTGCCGAATCTAGATCTCTTTCCCATAAACTATTAATATTATTTTCATGATTTTTGTCATTATTATCCATCATTTTAACTAATGATGAATAACTCTCTGATTTTAAATTTTCTTTATAGAAATTTTTTAGTGAATCACTATAGTATTTTATATTTGAAGAAGACGAATTTCTTGATATTGTGGTAGATGCGTCATCTGTAATTAATTTTATATTTGCATCATTTGATGCTGGTTTCTCCGTAGCATTTAATGAAGGCTCGGTGGTTTTTAATTCTTTATCTATTTCTGCAATTAAATTTTTTGTGGTGGTTACATCTTTTGTAATAACTGCTGCATTTTGTTGATCAATCTTCTTTGCAGTTCCTAATAACTTTTTATAATCTGACGAAAGTTCTGTATTTCGATTTGAATTTGTTGGTGGTAGAAATTGCTGAGCCCATGTTTTACTTGTTCCCATTTTTGGTGCAACATATAATTGTAAATTTTTGGTTTTTAGAACATCTTTGATACCACCTTTATATCGAGTATATGACTTTTTCTCATAATTTTTGTTTTGTATTTTTTCATAATCAGAATATGTAAAACCAGATTTAGTTACTTCGGTATATGGTATTTTTTTCGAATCAAATTCATATGCACCAGTCTCGATATTTTTTGTATAATATTTTGTCATATCATCATAATCTATATTCAAAATGGTTTGTGTATACATAGTTTTTGACATAGTTTGGAAAACTTCCGATCTCTCAAACATCATCTTAGGCCCTGAACCCTCTCTTTTTTCTACAGTTGTTGCTGGTTCTAGTTCTGTAGTTTCTGCTTTTGCAATATATGGTACGTTTACATATGGTGGTTTTGTAGATGAATATCCAGAACCACCATTAATAACTTTGACTTCAATTAGTTCCTCTCCACTAAAAACAGGAATTAATTTTGCTAATTTACCAGTTCCTCTAGATTTTGCCCATGCTAAATCTGGATCACTTCCATCTTCCAAATATTGAACATATTTTGCGTGATCAATATAAGTCGGAGGATAATCAACAGCAATTTTAATTGGTTCTATTTTTGGGTTGTTTAAATTTTTTCCGGGATTTAAAATTTGTACATTAGTGATTCTACCATTTTCTATAACTGCTTGTAATGTTGGTTTTATAACTTCAACTTCTTCTTGTGGGACATCGCCATCCACAAATGCTGTCGCATATATAATTTCTTTTCTTTGAAATTCGTATCGACCAATTAACATAGCTCGATCTACGATTCCCCATCCAGCAAGTACTTTAATATTAATTCCTGCACCAGAAATATATGTTGTATCTGCAGTAAATGAATTTGAACCCACAATAAGTTCTGCTACATGAGTATTAAATTCATCATCGGTATGCTTCAATCTTGATATAGTCCAACCATTTATAGTGTCTCCAACTTGCAGTAATTGCGATCCTTGAGAAAACTCACCATCTTGAGTTGTAGATACCATTAATGCTATACCAACTTTATTTGTAGCAGACTCATTTGGATAATACAAGTAATAAGTATTTTGACCTGTATAGGTTACTCCGTCTCCACTTTTATATCCAAAACCTCGACGAATAATTCTGATAATCTTCCAATTTGTATACCAGTTACTTCCATTTTTAACAGAAGATATTTGCATTTTAATTACAGCACCATTAGGTAAAGTGTAATCTTTAATTACGACTGTATTGTTTGCCGCCCAGACACCATTTCCTTGGGGTGATTGATAAGTAGGACCAGAAGATCCATCCCATACCTTATAGAACCCCAAAGTGCTCAATGAAGAACCAATCATTCCTGATGTTACTTGAATTGGTTCATTCACATGAAATGTAATTGCAATTCCTTTTTTAAGGGTTGATTTTACAATTGATGTAAATTGAACTTCACCCAAATATAAAAAGTTATCAGTTTTTGTTTCTTTTCTGACGTATAGATCGTATGTGGCTCCAGAAACAATGTCTATGGTATTTGAAGTAGATTCTATTCCAATAATTTGAAATTTTGAATCTGATCTTGATAAGTCATTTAAACCCATAACAGGTCTGAATGTTGCATTTAGTCTTGCCACAACAGTTGAACCACTTCTACATTCAATTTGTGTGTTATATCTATGAGATGAACTATCACTCTTAAATAGGCCGTCTGATGTTCCGAGTTCTGAATATAGCTCTGTTATTGATCCTCCAGAAGTAGTATACATTAATGTCGATGGACCTAGTTCTCTAGAGTCTTGAATTGTACTATTACCAACTGCACGAACTGTAATAGAAGAATCAAGAACTCCTCCTAGATATTGAAAAGCAATTTTTTGTGTATTTGTACCAACAGACCACACAATAGGATAAGGATCTGGGTCAGCTTGATCGGTAATTTTACCATCTTCAATTTCATAATTTACGTATGTTTCTAATGGCTTACACTCACAAGTAAAAGGGACTTTTTTAATTCCGTAATATGTGGTATACTGGTCTGAGTCATCGCCTGTATACTTTCTAGTGTACATGTAGTAGCACATAACGAAACATGGTTTTCCAACAACACCATTAGATGTTTTCCATATAT